ACAGCAAAGACCCGCAGACGGCCGCAGAGGCTGCTCACATCTTGGACAGCTACCCAAAGGTAAAAGCTCTAGTTACAGATACTATTCTTCCAAAACTACGTAGCAACGAGCTTGGGATAGTAAAGTCTATTAGAGCAATGGATAATCCTACTAAGGCAGACTTGATGCTAGCGCACACTATCTTGGATAATCCGGGGTACACAATGCGTGAGTACAATAGTGATTCCTTTAGTAAGAACCTGTTAACTACTGGCTTGGATGCTATAAAGAAGGGAGAGGGGGTCAAGCTAACTCCAGAACAAGAGAAAGCTAAGACAATAACCAATAATGCCCTAGACTACATTAATAAGAATGTTCTTCCTAATGAGAGTATGTCTAGAAAGAATCTTAATGGACTACGCTCTCAAGCTAAGTACTTAGGCTTGGATACTGTAAAGACCCTCACCGGAATCAAGACTTCCGCTAGAAAGAAAGCTGCTTTAATCAAAGCTATCAATGATGCAGTACCAGATGCGGCTACTGCTGATCGTATGCGGATGCGTGTGCTGTACGAGATCGCTGGAGTGATTAATAAGACTACTAGCCCAGTAGCATCGTATTTACGCGGAGCCAGATTGGGGGACATTACCAAGACTAGGGTAAATGTTCCGGAGCAATTGAAAGCTCTTTGGGGCGAATTGAAAGATGCCCCCAATGTCCTAGCGCATACGCTGCTAAAGCAAGATAGAGCTATTGCTCAGTACAAACAGCAGTTTGATATCAGCAAGGGGCTTGATGGCAAGTACTTATTTGATACTAAAGCTAAGGCTCCGGACTTCGCCACTGAACAACTTACTGGCAGGCAATATGGTGCACTAAGAGGCAAGTGGACTACTCCAGAAGTAGCCCGCATGATTCGTAGCCAGCTCAATTTAAATGTGGGGGCTAAGAACTTTACAGAAGCTCTAATGAGTGGAGACCCAGTACAGAACGTCGGAATAGCTGCTGTAAATAAGCTGCCCCGCGCTGTGCGGGATATTATCTCTAGCTATAAGCTATTTAGGTATGCTACTGACCCCGGCTACTATATAATGTTTGCTGGCGGTAGCCCAAGCATCTTGCTACAGAATGGAGCTATGCGCCCCGGAGTGCTTGGCAGGGGAGTTGCTGCCCAGATTGGCGCGCTAAGTCCAAAGACCTTAGAGTACATAAAAGCCAAGATGCCTGAGTTAGGGGCATCTATGGAGAAGGATATAAGCCTTCTTACCAAGAGTGGTATGGGAGATCCTGCTATGGCTGGTGAGGTATTTGACCAGATGCTAGCAGATAAGATCATGGAGGCTACTAGATCCGGATCATACAGATCGCAGGCTGAAGTAATCAAGCACTTCTTGGGTTCTGTCCTAAAGAATGCTCGTGCCTTCGCCGCTACTGGCCTGTCCATGACAGATCAAGGAGCCAAGAATGCTTCCTTCCTTCGTCGTATGGATGTTCTCAAGGATCACTATAAAGCTATTAATGTTCCCAAGACTGAGGAAGAGATTCGCCTACAGGCAATGGATGAGGTAAAGGATACTACAGCTACTAACTCCAGATCCCCCCTGATTACCCGCCTAGCAGAACGGTATGGCGGAACTACTGGCTTGATGTACAATGTAGAAACAGTACGCAACGCCTTTAATTCATTCGCTCGCGGCTTCTCGGATATCTCAGAGGGATTAAAGACTGGGGACAAAGCATTTGCTTTGCACGGCCTAGAAACTATTGGTGGCTCTGCTACTAGCTTAGTGTACATGGGTAAGCTAATCTCTATGGCTGCTGCTGTTCCTCTTACTATTGCAGGGATGGCATCTAAAGTTATATCTCCGACAGATAAACGCCAAGAGTACTTACAGCAGGAAGGGTCTTACTACAGAGGCCAAAGGCCAGAAGAGATCACCGATCCTAACAGTGATTCTAAGACCAAGTATCTGTGGGCTCCGGGCGATTACATAGACTATAACTATGCGAGTGCTCAGGCTATTCACGTTCTACAAGATGCGTGGGCTAAACACGAAGCGGGGCAAGAAGTAGAGCCGACTAAGTTGGCTAGGGATATGTTTGGTGGATTCTTGGAATCCTTCTTACGCAACTCGTTAGCTGGCAAGTTATCCAAAGTAGTTACTGGAAATGCCCCTGGGTGGGAGCGCAATGAAGCCCCCAAGAAATTACAAGGCGAGATAGCCTTCTGGATGAACAATCTAGGGCTATCGGAGAATGCCGCAAAGCGTATGGTAGCCTTGAGTGATGTGGGAACTACTGGTTTCCAGAAGAATTTGGCTATAGCTAATGAGGCTGAAGGTGCATCCCCTGCAATGAAGCTACTGCTATCTCTAGGAGTAGGAGTTAAAACTATCCCAGAAGACACTGGTCTTAAGCGCCCAGTTGGGCAATCCTCAACATCGACTAGAACCGCCAGCGAATTAAACACAGCTAAACAAAAAATAACAAATGCCCTAACGAGCCCAGCAGATATCAATGATAGTACTCTAGATAAGCTCTATAAAAAAGCCTTTAAGGAATCGTACGATACTATGACTAAGCTAAATAATGCTTACGACTTTGCTAGGGCTAATGGGGTTAGCGAGGGTTCTTTATTGTCTAATTCTATTTACGGCGGTACCCCCGAAAAGGCAATAATAGCTACCATGTATCAAAAGCAAAATCCGGCCTATTACTTGTATCAGTCCCTTTCTGGATCAATGAAGAGCGAACTAAAGAAATCAGACCCAAGCGAGTACAGTTCTATTATTCAGCGGTACACTAGTAGACAGCGGCACCTATTGGATCTTACCTTGCAGTACAGCAAGTTAACTCCAGAACAGATTAAGGAGTTATAATGTATGGCAGGTAATGGAACTCCTCAAAGCTACCTTAATGGTATTATTCAAAGAAACAACAATGGACAAATAAGAGATAGAGCTATGGAACAAGATAACAGTAATTCTGGAAATCCCTACGGATATCTTCCGCAGCTACCGGGTCAGCAAGTTCCTAGTAGCTATCCCAGTAATAGATACATTCCCCCGATGTGGGACCCTAATGGGGGCGGGCCTTATGGCTCGTGGAGCACTCAGGGTTTAACGTATTCCCTTCCTACTGCGTACACTCCGTACGGACAAGGAGGTCTTCCCTTTGGACCTATGTCGTATGGACAGCAAGATTTAGCTGACGCTCTTTCTCGGATGGGAAATGGCCCTGTGGCAAGTGGGATTAGTAGTATCTTTGGCAATCCCGGGAATGGAACTAGTGGCGGAGTGATGACTAGTTCAGGAGCAGGGAATACTCGGCCAATCCCAGGAAGTCCTGTTAATAATCCGTTAGGAAATGCCCCTGGAATGCCCGGAGGTGGGGTGCACAGCCAAAGAGCCGAGCGGGTTAGACCCGAGGTTCCTCAAGATTTCTGGCGGGGAATACTCCCTCACTTTATTACACAGCGGGGCGTCTACAACCAGATGCAGCCGTCTGTAGCCGCTCCCCCGGCTCCTGGGGGCGGAGGAAAACCGATGCCGGTAACTCTTCCATATCAGGGCGGGGGAATTCAGCCAGTAGGAGCTATACAAGCAGCAGCTCCAGCAAAGCAGATTAATCCGGGCATAGTTCCTTATATGCCAGCATTTCTTCCGTACTCATAAGGTAATAGCCTCATGGAACACGTAGAGATTATTCTTCCGTCAGGGGAGAGGCTAGCATCATTAGAAATGAAAGTTCAACACATAGATAGGGAGATACAAAAAATAAACTCTATAGAAGCCAAACTAGATGCAGTACTTCACGAGCATTCTAGATATAAGGGATTTATAGGTGGAGTAGTGTTTATTGGGGCGTGCTTATTTACGTTCATAAAGTTTGTACCTATCCTAGGAACTTTGCTATCTAAGATAGGAAAATAATGGCAACTCTTTTTTCTAAATACTCTCTTCCAAGGTTTGGAAATGAGGATGAACAACAACGCGTTTACTTAAGCAAGGTTTTAGGTAATGCCCACGATGTTCTTTCCCAAGTTACGGCCTCTTCTGTAACTAGCGTAACTGCATCAGCTCCTTTAGTATCTTCTGGAGGAGCAGCCCCGAACATATCCATTCCGAAGTCTACGGGTTTCGTGGACGGATATTTATCTAGTGCAGACTGGAATACCTTTAATTCCAAACTCTCCAGCAATCAACCTATAACCTTATCTGGGGATGCTACGGGCTCTGGGGCCACAAGTATAGCAGTAACATTAGCTAATAGTGGGGTTGGGGTCGGTACTTATGGCGATAGCACGCACATAGGTTCTTTTACTGTAGACGCAAAGGGAAGAATTACTTCTGCTAGTAGCACAGCGATATCTTTTCCATCTAATTCGGCAACTGCAACGGCCTTACAAACTGGAAGAACTTTTTCATTAACTGGAGATGCTACTGGTACTTCCGCCACATTCAATGGTACTGCTAACGCCAGCATTCCAGTTACCCTAGTAAATTTTGGGGCCTCTGGAGCTAGCCACAAACATGGAGCAGTCCCTGATCCCGGAGCTGTTGCTGGGACCACAAAATTTCTACGAGAGGACGCTACTTGGGCAGTGCCGCCTAGTAGCGGAGGCACTGTTACCGCTGTCACTGGTACTGCTCCTGTAGTATCTAGTGGCGGGACTACGCCTGCAATCAGCATGCCCGCGGCCACAACGGCCGTCGATGGGTACTTGTCCCATACTGACTGGAATACCTTTAATGGAAAATTGTCTGGTAATCAAACAATCACTCTTAGCGGAGATGTGACAGGGAGCGGCACGACTGCAATCACGACGATCATTGCGAACAACGCGGTTACGAACGCCAAAGCCGCGCAGATGGCGGCGAACACGATCAAGGGGAATAACACTGGATCGACGGCAAACGCGGTCGATTTGACGGTTGCGCAGACAAAGACGCTGCTCAATCTCGCTGGTACGAACACTGGCGATCAAACGATCACGCTTACGGGTGACGTTACTGGTAGCGGCACCGGTTCGTTCGCCGCGACCCTGGCCGCATCCGGCGTATCGGCTGGCAGCTACGGCGACGCGACGCACGTTGCAACGTTTACCGTTGGCGCGGATGGACGGCTGACGCTTGCGGGCAGCGCGGCGATCACGTTTCCAAGCGCGCCGGTTACGTCGGTTTTCGGGCGCACTGGAGCGGTGGTCGCGGTGAGCGGCGACTACACGTTTGCGCAGATTGGCGGCAAGCCGACTACGCTATCCGGCTACGGCATCACGGATGCGGTAACGCTCGGTACGACGCAGACGATCAGTGGGGCGAAGACGTTCAGCGCACAACCTTCGTCAAGTTTTGCGAACGCAAGCTATCGCCTTCAAGGTGCGTCGCAGACGTGGGATTTACAGACGATTGATGCCGATGGTAGTCTGTGGTTCTACGATGTAACAAACAACATCTATCTAGGCTCGTTGTCAAACGGCACGCACGGCGGGACATTGACGTTTTCCGGATACAATTCGCAAACGTCAAACCCAAGCTACTCGTATACATCAACGTCGCACAGTTGGCTTCAACAATTGGTCGATGCCGATGGCCGTATTCGGTTGTACTGCAACGATGCCGGGTATGTCGGCGAAAGATTCTCGTTTTACCGGACGGGAAATTTCAGTGCCGTTGGCACCGTCACCGGTTCAAACCTATCCGGCACAAACACCGGCGACCAAACTAATGTAACCGGAAACGCCGGGACTGCGACGACATTGCAAACCGGGCGCACGTTCTCACTCACAGGCGACGCAACCGGAACATCGGCGGCATTCAACGGCGGCGCCAACGCGAGCATCCCCGTAACGCTTGCAACGTCCGGCGTCACAGCAGGAAGCTACACAAACGCGAACATCACCGTCGATGCGAAAGGTCGCGTTACGGCGGCAGCGAGCGGCAGCGGAGGATCTGTTTCCGGCGCATTTATCAAGCGCACGTTGCTCACGGCATCCAGCGGCACGTTCACCACGCAATCCACGACGAACAAAATTCGCATTCGCGGCATCGGCGGCGGCGGCGGAAGTGGCGGAAACGGTAGCAGCGCATTTAGCAACGCGCATGGCGCGACCGGCGGCGGCGGCGGCGGATCAATTGCCGACCGCGTTATCACCGTGTCGCCATCGACCGGCTACTCGTATACATGCGGCGCAGCCGGATCGGCTGGCGCAAGCACGCCGACAAACGGTGGCAATGGCGGCGACAGCACATTTACCGTTGGCGCGACAACGATCACGGCGCGCGGCGGTTCTGGAAGCTCCGCACAAAACAATTCTACCGCTACGTTCTTGATTGTTGCGGGTGGCGCCGGAGGCGCGGCGGCAACAAACGACGATTTCGGCGCGACGGGCGATCCGGGATCACCCGGAACTGTGGCCACGATCTTCGACGGCAATGCGTCTCCCGCCAGCGCGCAGCTCGGCGGCAGCGGCGGCGCATCCATTTTCGGAGTGCGCGCTGGCACCGCTAGCGCGGCTGGCTCGACTCAATACGGCGGCGGTGCTGGCGGCGCTACCGCCGCGGCCAAAACCGGCACGACTGGCTTTGCTGGTTGTGCAGGATGCTGGATTGTAGAAGAATATAGCTAATTTACTTAAGGACTTTATTACGTGGGAATATTAACCAAAATAGGTACTAGTATCTATTCTCTCTTTTCAGGCTTGAGTGCTAAGGCTATCTTTATTTTAGTCCTTATCCTTCTTTGGGCCCTTAGTTGTCTTTACTTCTACAGGCACGGCATAACCGTTGGAGCTAGAGATGTAACTAATTCCTACAATGAGAGGGCTCAGAAGGAGATTAAAAAGCAAGAAGATAAGAACGATAGGAACGCACAAGATGCCATTAAACAAGAGAAAGACCTTAGTAGCAAGCTCACTGCTTTGGAGCTTAGCAAGAAAGCTCTTGAAGACCAGCTCCACGATATCCAATCCCATAATAAAAATGTTTCCTCAAGTAAGAGTGATAAGCCTAATGAAAAGACTGTGGCCGTTCCTAGCGCTAGTTGCGACAAGCCTGACCCTGCACGGGTGCACGATCTCAAAGCCGCAATTAGTAAAGCCAACAGCTAAGATCTATTGCGCTGATTCTGCTAAGTCTGGGGATGTAAAAAAGCTCCCCGATATTTCGGATGATCCGTCTTACGACGAACTCCTAGTATGGGGGAGCATAGTAGTGAACGATTACACTCAGTTAAAACTGATGTACAATTCTGCTGTTGATTGTTTGAACAAATATTCTAAGCAAGCAAATAATTAGTCATCAAGGATTGGCGGGATAGCTCCCTCTACTGTAGACATTACTTTCACCGGATTGCCCTCCGGATCGTAGACAACGTGATACTGCTTAGGTATAAACCACTCATTTAGGCAAGCACCCTCGCTATCTACGGCTATATAGACCTTACTACGAGAACTTAAGAATGCGGTAACTACCAAGTTAATATCCCACAATCCGTTCCCAGTTTCGGGATCTATAGGATTCCCCCCAACCAAGAGCATCGTATCAAAAGGCGGCTCTTGGTTTTTTATTTCCGTCCATTCTGTGGGGGATTGAATCTTCAAGTCTAAGGACATTAGAAGTCTAGCTCGTTGTTAATATCATTTTCTGGCAACTGGTCATCATCCTCTGTTCCAAAGCTACGCTCGATGATAGTCATTGACCGGGAGATCTTGTTCCACGTACTTTGCACTACTGCTTCTGGGGGCAGCTCTGCCAGCACCGTCGTTATGTCATCCAAGGTATCTAGGATGTACTGTTTGTCACTCGCCTTCACTTTTTAACCTTTCCTCCATTGTGGATAATAGGAACTAGCAGCTTAATCAAGTCATCTGGAAAGGTTCTATTAATCCAATCCTTGGCTTTATCGCCGCCCTCCTTTTTGTACTTGTCTATAAAAACTCTAGCCCATCTCTCTAAGAACTTAGTGTGGTACGTTACTTCCTTAGCTTCATTGGGCACTCACTAGTACCTTCTTTCTAGTAGCGGCACTAATCTCCGTGTAACGAGTACGCGAGTAGTGACCACAATCCTTACACTGGAACTTCAAATACTTACCAGTCTTGGTGGTAGCATAACCATCGGATATAAGATGTTTAGAACCACATGTAGGACATACTGTGTCTTCGGCAAATAGGCTGCGATTAGGGTGATTAGAGATCCACGGAAGGAACTTGTTGTACGCTTTCTCCAAGAGCCGCACATCGGCAATGTTGTACTTCTTCATCACCTTCCAAGCTTCTGGATCTTCCTGTAAGCACTTGATCCACAAAGGGAATCCTTCGTGCTCTACCTTAGATCCAAGGCCCAGCTCAGTTAGAATGTGCTGTAGCTTGTTAGATGGGAACTTGAACTGTTTCTTAACCGTCTCAAATAGATCTATGTGCTTGTACGGACTTGGTGGGGTTATATCCGCTTTTAGCAGTTCCCTATTAATGAATGGCAGATCGTGGCGGCGACCATTGTACGTGAGTACGGCATCGGCTTCATCGAGAAGTGCCTTTAGCCATTCTAAGAACTCGGGACTAGAGTGCTTGCACCACATGATCTCCTTTTCGTTTAACCACTTGGCGCTCCAGCACAACATCTTACCGCTGTCCAACAACTGGTCGAGAGAAACGGCATTAGGATATAGATTCCAAATGCCCCCGACTAAGTACGAATTTTCAATGTCGAGCACAAGCACCCTCATTGTGTTATTATTTTTAGCTGTCAATTTATTTCCTTAAGTATTCACTTACTGCTTGAATTCCCTCATCTAAATCTATCAGTACAGACTCATCTACATCGCCATCTGCTACTGCTGCTTCTAGCTCGGCAAAGGCTGTGTCCAATACTCGCTGTAGAAAGATCAAGTCGCTACGAGTAACAGACACTTCTAGCTCGCGTTCATCCATTAGTAGTATCCTCTAGAGGTAGTTCTAATTGCTTTGGCTTGTTAAGCTTGCTCGAAATAAACTTCTGTACTTCTTGCCACTCTTTGAATGATTCAACAATCCAACGCTCTTCCTCTTCAGTTACTGATATCTCCTCATAGCTACAAAAATTAAAGAAGGATTCGTACGGAAAATAGCAATACCACTCGTCGCGGAGTATCTTCATGTCAACCATTCGGCGGGTACCTCCTTGAATGCGTATTTAAACCCGTGCTTCTCACACCAATCGGAATACATAGTTTCACTTCCTCTTCGTATAGGCTGATCCCTCATAAACAGGATACGTATATCTAAGGTTGGATTCTGCTCCTTCACTAAGAGCATCTTGGCCCTACTCTCGTAATCGAAGAGCCCCTTGGCCTCTACTATCAAAGTTCCTATAGTGAAGTCTGGAGTGTACGTCCTGTCCACACTAGGGACAGTGTACTTGATCTTAGTAGCTTCGTACTCGAATGGTACGGCGCGAGCTTCTAGATTGTCGGCTACGCGCTGCTCGAACTTAGACCGGAACTTTATCTTCTTCTTTTTATTACCGGCCTTACGTTTCGACATAAGGCGCTGGGGTTATGTAAGCTGTAGTGGGTGGGACTTTTGGCTGTGGCTTAGCAGGCACTAGTTGAGGAGCTTCTTTTCCCGGAACTATTACGCAGCTCTCTTCGTCTGACTTAACGTACGTTGTGTATTTACCACTTACATCGTGCTTTAGAGTCCAGCTACCGTCCCCATTATAGTGAACATCTGAAGAGTACAGTTGCACGGTTGGAGTATTGGCCACCATGCAAATTAAGGTTCCCTCAGATTGCTCTGGTTTTTTGTCTTCTCTGAGAGTCGCCTTTGCACCATAGTACACTATAGGGAATATACAACCTGCTACGACCAGTAGAACAAAGATACCAAAAAGGTCTATATTTCCTTTAGATCTCACTTTGGTTCCTCAAATCGCTCTCGTCCTCTTTGGGCGATCCAAAGTAACTTAGCGACTTCCAAACATACAGCGAGGGCTGATTTTCCTTCGTAACCGTCAGGGTAGTGCTTATACCACTCGTTTCGGCAAGCTTGCCACATAGCCCGTTCATTTGAATATTGGCCAATAATGCGCTCAGCATTTCTAGGTCCGAGGCCGTATATTCCTGGGATGTTGTCCACACTGTCTCCAGTGAGAACTTGTTTGTAGAAGTTTCTTGTTGCTTCTGTTCCATTTAGTGTGTACCTTTTATCCTTTACCCAATTGTAGTGTTCTCCGGGAATCATGTCTAGGTCTTTATCAATAGACACTATGCACACTGGTTCCCCCGGATTAGTAGTGGCTCGTATTCCAATTGCATCGTCAGCTTCCATTCCATCTACTAGTACTGCTCCGTACTTCCTCACTATGTACTCTCTTATCTCCTTGTAATACACGGGCTTATTGAAGGGACTTCTGTTTCCCTTGTACGGCTTTACTGTTGCCTCTTCTAAGCGCCAGTTGCCAGTACCGCTTAGGTAGAACTCTAGGGAATCGAACTTCCCTGCAATGCTATCAACAACAGTATCTATGTTGTGTAGGGCATTAGCTAGAGGCTCTACTTCCTTTATGTGCTCTATGTCCCCATCTTCTCTTTGTATCTTGTGTTTCTTCTCAGCAGCAAAGCCGCATCTGTATACAAGAATATCGGCTAGGAGTCTACGATACCAACAGTTTGGCTCATAGACTAGTATCATCCTTTAAAGCCCTGTCTAGCTCTTTGTGCTTAGTTATATAGGTTGCTGCTTTAATTAAAAGTTGGGGGCTATCCATGAAGTGCCCTAGTCCTCTATTACAATTGGTACATAAAAATTCTCGGATCTTTCCAGTACTGTGATCATGATCTAGATGCGCAAAATGCTTGTGCTTTTTTAGATATATGCCACAAATACCACATACAAATTTTTGATTTTCTAGAAGTTCATTATATTTTTCCAAAGAAATATTGAATCTACTTTTTATATAGTTAGCCTTTTTAGCTAGTCTATACTCTTCTGAAGATGCATGTTTTCGTTTGTGATGTTCTCTAGACTTTCTATTTGCACAGTCTTTACAATAATATGCTAAGCCTTTAGCACGTATATTCTTTGGGTCTTTATGAAATTCTGAGTGTGGTTTTATTTTCTCACAAAGACTGCATCTTTTTTCTGTATCAGTTACATAAGTATATGCAGTATATTTATTTGCACCTACTCTCTTGCGTCTAGATTTTATGTCCGAATCTACGATACCAATCATTCATCTTCTTCTTTTATTCCCATCCTCTCTAAACAAGCATCGTCCTCTTCACACTCGTACGGCTCTAAGTCCAGATCCTTGGGGACATTATCGTACGACTTCCGCTTGTAGATCTTGGCTACTATTGCTAGGCTCTTTCTGTTGTAGTCGTTCCAGCTAGCTCCGTATGATTCAACTAGGGCCCTCTCGCTTCGTAGAGCTATCTGGTGCGCTAGTTGATAGGGCATATTGTACGGTTCATCCTCTAGAGACTTCTCTACCATCTCGTGGAAGGCAAAGGTCTTGTGTAAAGGAATACTAACCTGAGCAGTACTTAGACCATCAGTAGCTACCATTAGTTCCTCAGGAACTTCCTTGTCGATGTAAATAGTTAGGCCGTCTTCAGAGTATCCCGCTGCGTACGGAATATCGTGAGAGGAGTCTATCTTTACCTCTTCCTCTAGGAACTCATCGGCCATGTCTAGCTCTTCATCTGAGAATAGCCAATCTCCTTTCTTCGGGGTTAGTACAACCTTAGGTCTGTTTATTCCACTGCTCATTTAGATATCCAGCATAGTAAGTGCGTACTTGTACCTATCTGCCAGCACGTCAGCAGCAATACGCAACTCGTTAAACTCTAGGTCGCTTGGAGGATTCCTGCACAGGTCAATTAGTTCAGAGTCCGTAAGAGATAGGATGTAAGCTTCATCGTAGTGAGTCATTACTTTGTTCATTGTTTTGTATAGAACCTGTGATTAGCTATTGTCATGTTATACGTACCATAGTGGTAGCACGAATCTTTCGATGAAGAGAAATACCAGTTCTTTCTAAGCACCGCCGGGAGATACTGATACAACGTGTACGAGATAAGCGCCGCTGAGAAGCTTCTATAATCAGTCCTCGTTTTTAGTGGGGCAAACTGTGCAGTAGCTTTTGCTTCCTTGCAAATAGCTGTTTGATTCTCCGTTGCTCTGTTTACTACTACCGCACCTACTGCTATCTGTCCGTAGAAGGGTTCTCCTCTAGCCTCACCATGTATTACCATAGTGAGGCACAAGAGCGCTTGAGCTATCACTTAGGGGCTAGTAATCCCTTCTTTGGGCTAACTCGCTCTTTCTTCTTGTACGATGTATCCTTCTTGTCGGCTGCTGCAAAATCCTTTCCTACACTCTGGGGAACTCCAACCTCTTCTGCAAACTTAGGGGAATGCGCTACAGCCTCAAAAAAGTTGTGCTGAGCTTTCGATTTACTTGGCATGTTTTATTTCCTCCCATGCTATGGGGGCTAGATTATATCTTTCTACAGAAACACATACATATCTAGGGTCTTCTATTTTTCCACTATGCAGGTGGCCATGCACATTACCTATGAATCTGTAAAATTGTCCTGGATGCACCGGTATGTGTGTCCATAAATAACCATCATATTTCTTTGCGGCTTCTATTTTTCTGAAATACCTTAGGTAATTATGTATACCATGCCGGTCGTGGTTTCCTAGAATAAGATTCTTAGTTCCATTTAGTCTAGAAAGAATCTCTAGATTCTCTACTTTACCAAAGCAGACATCCCCTAGATGCCAAACTGTATCTCGCTTAGTGACAACGGAGTTCCAATTATCAATAAGAACCTCATTCATTTCTTCAACAGAGGAGAAAGGTCTGGCTGCTCTTTCAAACTCTAAGATCTTCTTGTGAAAGAAGTGTGTATCAGCCGTCAAGAACACTTGAGACATTTTTCTTCCTCCGCTGTATCTCTCTTTGTAAGTACCACACTGCTTTCTCTAAATCCTGCAAGGCCTTGCCTTTTAAGTCAGCCCTCCATATGTACTTGATAGCATTTCCCAAGTTAAATCCCATGTGCTCTACTACCTGAATGCACTCTATTCCAGACGGGGAAGAGCAATAGTGCTTGGGATTATTTACTGGATCATTTACTTTACCGGGCATATACCAGAAATACATTCGTCGTCGGAATCAAACTCAGCGCTAGATACACTGGTAATAAGCTTGGTCTTCTTCATCAGTTTGTTGTACTCCTCTTCGGTTATCTCTTCCAAGGGAGCCTGTTCAAATCCGTGCTCACTGTGCAGAAGGAAGCTTAAGCTCTTGAAGCTATTGTTATAGTGCTTCTTCAAGTACTCTTTGATTTCGTCTAGCTCTTCTTTTCGGTAGTAAACAGTACAGGAAACGGCGTTGTCTGACCATTCTGCTTGCAGGCGTCTAACCACGTCAAGTTGATCGACCGCAGACATATCTTTAGCCAACTTAGTTCCTTTCGGGTAGCTGAATGGAAATTCAGCGACAACAGTTGCCTTGTCGTCTGTTCCATCGAAGCCCCGTGCATACTCCACACGAATTCCGGAATCTCGTATCGTACTAACGAGGGGACTACTACTCGCCAATCTGATCCTACGTATGAGATGTTGGCTATAAGCAGGGTGACAGCCCGGTGTAACTCCCGGCAGTAGGGACAGAGTTCCGGAGGGTTTGACTGTTGTGAGCTTGATACTCTTTGGCCATCCCCTAGCGGAACTATAGCTCTCATCAAATGCCCGCAATTGTGCATAGCATCCCGATAGCCAAGAGCGCTGCTCGTCGGTGGCTTGTAGATATCCAGTGATGCCGATTCCCATTCGTTGGTTCTTGTGAACAATTGCTTCTGTCTCTTTGTTGTGGCATGGAAGGTTTAGACTGTGCTTACATATCCTGTAGAGAAGCGTTGCTACATCCAGTAGCTCACTCTTACTTGAGATGTTGGGAAGGAAGATTTCAGCGAGGCAGCAAGTTTCGTAGTTAGCGAGAGATTGCTCCGCGCATGGGTTGAAGCCGATAACTTCTTTATCAGGGTAATTACGGTCTCCTGTTCGTCCTTCTTTTCTTGCAAGTCGCAGGTTGATAAGACCGAAAGGTTCACCGTTACCCATGTAGCCTTTCCAGATTTCGTCAGGCAAGAGGGAGAAATCGTTGCACACAACAGAATTGTTAGAGTTGGCTCTCCAATTAGGAATATTACCAAGGTCCCATCTTTTCGAGCGGATATACTGAAAGTCATCCATATCACCTATAGCAATCTGCGCAGACCTACGAACATTGCCAGCCACGACAATAGAGCCGACGATGTTCATAATGTCCAAGCAATCTATTGGGCGGAGCTGCTTACCAACTCGTTGCGCAATGACTTTATTGATGTTTCCAATTCCTTCGCAGAGTATCTCAGGGCCACTAGCGGTTCCACCAAATCCTCTAATGGGAGCGCCTGCTCCGCGAACCAGTTGAGTACTGTACGTGAATTTTGCTTTTGCTCCTCTGTCAAAGGCAGCTCGTAGCGTGTACTCCAAGAGTTTAATCCAGCCCTCTCTTGTATCTGGAACAATGAAATCAGCACTGGCTGAATCTTGTCTAATAGCTCCGACAAACTCTTCTCTAACCTTTGGCAGTTTGTAGACATATTCCCTCTGAATATTAAACCCAACTCCACATCCCAGCATTAGCATATCCATCGCCCAAGTGAAGGGGCGGATAGGCTCGTCTACGCACACGCACGCGCAATTCTGTAGGGACGCTAGGCCGAGTCTTCCGACAGTCGAAGTACCAAGCTGCCATAAGAACCTTCCAGCAACTGAGCCTTTAAGTGATAGAAGGTATCCGGCAAGTCTAGCCTCTTCAACATCAGAGAATCCGCAATTAAGCTGTTCTCTAGCTCCTCTGACAACTCTATCAATAACGTCTTCCCACTCTTCAGTTGGGCTGTTAGGGTCGTTTTCATTTAGCCTCCGCGCGTACGTTCTCTTTGCTACTAGGTATCCTACTGTAGACCAAGGCGTACTTGTCTTATTCTTGTCATCTTCCGATTGTTGCATCAAGCTCCCTTTGTTCTTATAGTTCTTATTGTGGAGAGACCTGAGAGGCTCGAACTCTCGACCCCCAACTTGGAAGGATGGTGCTCTACCAACTGAGCTAAGGTCTCGTTATTAGTCCCGCTTACGCCGTGCGGGGCTCTCTTCTAGGGCCATCAGGCGGAGCCGCTATCTCTACTACTTAGAAGTTAATCTTGTCTTCCGGGAAAGCTTCATCGCTTGGAGGAGTCTCTTCATCTGCTGACAGGCAGTGCGTCTTGTTAGACTTTACCTCATCAATGAAATGCTCGGTGTACTTATCGACAAACATTTCTACAATGTCGATCTTAGCCGCTCCCTTGGCCTTACCGAAGTCAATCAAGTTTGCGGCCATCAGCATCTGCACCAAGACTAGGGCGTCCTTGCGGCTACTCTGGTAGATGATGCTATCCTGTCGCGTATCTACATACGGAGCAGCTTGCTTTGGTGCCGAGGCTACTGGAGCTGTCTGTGCTGTCGGAGGCGGCACTGGTACTAAGGTATTCTTCTCAATGTCCCAATAACCCTTAGGGTTCTGTTCTGCCGAGAACTTAACCCAATCTCCTGCGCTAACTCCGCCTGCTGTCTTACCGCAGCCGTAGCGTGTATCGTTTACAACAATTGAAAACAGCGATCCAAACTTGGTCGGCGTTTCTAGTACTCGTTCTACTCGTCCTGTTACTTGCATGCTATTTTTATTATACCTCTATAATTGGGATGTTTTCTTTGTTTGCTGCGCGCTTTGCTTTTACTTCGTAAAGTACTTTAGCTACTATCCATCGACTACCATCGCCGGGATTTTTTAATGCTCCGTCCTTAGCGGACTTTTTTGCTGCCCCATCACTAGTGAAGAATCCGTACTTACTCCACTCTAAATCAGGATCAACTATTACAAAGTAGTCACTACTCGCGGATTTCTTACTGCCCATTCTTATAGTTTTCCTATTAGCTTAGAATAAAAATCGTTTACTGCCTTACCTAGTTCTTCCAAGGAGGGGAACACTTGCAGTTCTGTGTCTGCTACTCCGGGATACGCGCCATAGTTCTTACTGTACGCGTTGAAGTACACGCGGTAGTATCCGTTGTTTGTCTTTCCTACATCAATTGAAAAGTTAACTAAAGGCTTTGAACTTTTCGCCTTGGCCTTCGCCCCAGTGCGTGCCTGTCTTGATTTCTGCGCCGAGGCGCGTGGTGAACTCATAGCTATAAATCTCCTTAAGTTGTGTGTATATTTCTTTCGTGAAACAAGATACTAAGATCTCTCGTACTTTGTCCCGCTCTTCTTTAGGATGTTCTACCACGATAGAGTCGTGGATAGTTAGAATGATGCGGGCCTTTAAGCCGTCTAGCTGCTGCCAGACATTCCACAGGATGAGTGGAATAATTTCCCCGGTCGCAAATCCTTGCACGGGATAATCGTAGATATTTGTTAGGTTGGCAATGTTGCCGCGCTGATCTAGCCTTCCTTTTGGCCAGTAGAAGCGCATACCGTAAGGTGTGATTAGCTCTCCCGAGCGGTACACCTGATGAGTCCATTCCGTCTGAGTATCGTATATTCCCTTGTACTTGTTTTGGAAGTACTTGCAGTACGCTTGCTCTGCTTTGGTTATTCCTCGGCCGCCAAAGAGCGGTTTGAATGAATGCCCCTTGGATACTTGCCGAGCTTCTTTGATTGTACTTAGACCGCGAAACTCCGGCTGAGTTCCGTCCTCTAGGAAGAATTTAGCTGTGTTGGCATGTATGTCTACTCCATCGCTAATCTCTTGTTTTGCAACGGAATCTTTCCCAAGATCGGCTGCAACGCTAAACTCTAGGGTAGAAGCGTCACACTCGGTTAGCTCCCATTCAGGATAAGAAGCTACTACTAGGTGCTTGTACTCCCTAGGCATGTTTTGGAGCTGGATGCCTTTTTCTGTTTCCTTACCTTGAGAGGATTCTTTGTCAGATAGAATGGATTTAGGTAGCTTGATTTTGCGGCCCGAGCTGGATAGTCGGTGTGTTGCTGTAGTTCCTTGATTGAAAATCCCGTAAAACCTTGATTCATATAGATCGCAAACTCCTTTGAAGAACTCTAGAGATTTAGTTAGCTTTGCATTTAAAGAGGCAAGCGCTTTAAAATGCTGTACAAATTCACGTTGTTTTTGGTTAGTCGGTACAAGAGCGGATATAGTTGCCTTATCTGTCGCTCTATCTCCCTTGTCAGTGCGTACGGGATTTCCGCGTCTATCTGTGACTTCCCGGAATTGTAGGGAATCATAGAGAAGCTCTGCGACTTGCTTGCGAGAACGCCAGTTGATTTGGCCGTACTCTTTCTCAAGCGCTTCTTGCGTTTCAACGTATTCCGAAAGAACCTTGTTGTACTCATCTTCTACCCTAGCTTTGTCAAGAGATATACCAATATACTCAACATCAGATAGGCAAGCACAAACGAGACCCCGCTGATAAACAAGGTGGAGCCTATTAGTTCTTTCCAGTTCTTCCCTTTGGGAAAGGAAGAGTTGCTTAGTGATATCAACGTCGATTCCACAATAGTCTTTGAGCCATCTCTTGGGTATGTTTTCTGGATTGACTCCTTGCTTGATGAGCTTGGATACGAGATCTTCTTTAGTGGGTAGTCCTCTGCGCTTACAAGATTCTTGCAGAGACAGTCCAGTGCTTCTCTCGTTTCCGAGCAACACCCACTCGGCGAGCATCGTATCGAAAACCCGCACAGCTCGCAAGTCAGTACCGCACCGCTTGAGCCATTGGAGTTCAAACTTTCCGTTGTGTACAACGAGGTAATCCGCTTTCTCGATATCATCTAACAGTTCCTGCTGCTCGTTCTCTCCACCAAACTTAGACTTGCTCTTTCCGTTGAACTGCCAGCAAGCTAAAAGCAATCTGTTTAGCGGATTGAGGGCTGTTCCAAACTCTAAGTTTGTTGTCTCGAAGTCTAGTACTAAGTAGTTACCTTTAAAGAATTCAATTATAGTGTCACCTTATTCTGTTGTTTCTTTTTCTTCTTCGGCTTAACTAGCCGATTAGTTCCTTTTAGCTTTAGTAGATCTTGTTTTAAGTACTGCCAGCGATCCTTCTCTTCTTGAGCCTTCTCGCGCTTAATCTTGTGCTCGGACATACTTTACTACTCTAGTTTTTGTTGCGCCCATGCGCTGCTTAAGGTTGGTAGCATCATCCCTAGCATGCCTTCGAGTAGAAAATAATATCCCGTGCAACTGTCCGTATCCGGGATTCCATTCCTCCCCGCTGAAGCTCTCTGCTACCCAGTAGAAACCCTTACTCTTCTTAGTCATTTGCTTGCCTCAATTCGTACTAAGGTTTTCATGGACTCTCGAACACTCTTGTGTAGCATGCTCTCTCCGTCATTGAGATTGATTAGGTACGCTCTATTGAGCGCAGCATTAGATACTCCCAGCTCTTCTATCTCCTTCTTGGAGAATACCTTGTACGGAATAAATGCTTTAGTACGCATTACTTGTTACCATCATCCTTCAGTAGATTGCCATTAATCTCGATGCGCTGGCGCTTAACCTGTTGAATCTGATCAATCACATCGCTACCATAGAATACCTCGGCCTGCGTATAGTGTGTTTTGTACTCCTTGTTGATTAGCTCGGCCTTGTATCCAGCAGACACATAGCATATGCACAGCATTGAGAATATCATTAGGCCAATTAAAGACAGCGCTACAGATGTCACTCCTATTCCAATAATAGACTCGCTCTGATTGTAATAGTCCTTGTTAGACTGTACGCGAATAAGAGTGATCCCGGATGCTAATACTGCTAGTAAAGCTAGAAATGTGTACAGCATTGTTTGTGTATCCTTTAATTGTGTATTGGTTGTACCGCTGCGCAGATCGTTAAATCTATTACAGTACTATCAAGCAGCGGAGCGAATAGGCTTAAAGCTAAAGAAAGAGAAAAAAGAATCCCGTTAAAAGAACATTGCTACTAGCTTCTTTTTCTTTTCTCTTTTATTGCTTGTGCTTTAAATGCAATGTTGGACAACAAATTGCTCGGGAAGTTCAGTATCAATTCCCTCAGCAAAATCAACATCTTGCAAGTCATCCGAGCTATCTTGTTGATACATAAGGAAATTAATAATCTCGTTGTATTTCAAGGGGTTAGGCTCCTGATTAATGTACATTTATACTCCGTTCAGGTTAGTCGATGCTGCGCTGTGCCAGAGGCCTGCCATTAGCGTACTCATCGCTTAGACATTTTAACCAGCCGCCTGCTCTTATTTTTCCAGGCTTGCCACTAATCTCGCATGTTAGTGTTGATTCCTTCTCAGCTTCTGCTACTCTAGCATGTATAGCATCTGTTCCCTCTCCTATATAAAAACACAGTCCTCCAAATTTCTCCTTGATCTGGTATACGCGGCCGTCCCAACCTAACTTATATAGGTCCCTAACTAGATTTCGTATTAGTTTATGCCACCCCTTACCAACACAACCATTTAGTATTGGCTGTAAAGGTTCTGGTTCTTGTACCTTAAATCCATAACGAACTTTAATGCTCATATTACAAATCCTCCACTCGCGATAGTTCGGGGATCATTTTCATCTGAAAATGAACGTGCTTACCGCTTAGTTTGTTCTTTGGAAGACTAATCATTACACATCTGCTAGCTTGGAACTCTGGATTAGATCCGATGCCAATCATTACATCTGCCTGCGCGGGGATGCCCGTGTTAGACCCGTCCACATCTCCAATATCTAGAACTAGCTTGTTAGTTGCGCTATCTCCTGCTTGGGTTACTCCTATCAAGAGGATATCGTTTTGCTTCGCCACTGCTCGTAAGTCAGTAGCTATGTTTTCGTACATGTTGGTACGAGTCTCTGCTCGTGATCTTAGATTGCGTATTTGATTAACTACTATCCATTTGGGTTTGTACTTCTCGCAATAGGATTGTATTTCTGGAACGCTTCCGGGGGCCAAGTTTACAAAGCGAATGTTCTTGTATCCAGAAGCATCCAATCTACTCTGCGCATTCTCTGGATCTCGTAGGCGATCTACCGCAGCTAAGCGAGTAGCACACGCCTGAGCACGAGAGATAGTAGACTTGATAGGATCTTCGTTGTCAAAGAATATTCCGGGCAACCCTTGTGCAGCTAACACCGTAGCCATTGTAATAGCTAAGGCACTCTTGCCGATCTCTGGCCTGCCGTATATCCATATAACATTACCTCCCATTGCTCCGCCGTCCAGCTCCTCCGTAGTTCGCTTGCTAAGGATCTTTATTCGGCCTTCTGGATTGAGTACGGTAGAGTTGATTTCGTCGATAGAGATGTTGTTAAATACTTCTCGATCTTCGATATCTTCGCCATCGCCGGTAACTCGGAGTAGAGCCGAGTGTTTAGCAATCTTATCAAGTATCTCCTCGTGAGAGGATCTATCGCCGACAAGAGATTGCGCAAGAGCTTGCGCGCTTTCTTTTCTCTTCGCCTCAAGGACAAGCTCCGCGACGTTAATTGCGCTAACATCTGCACTAAAGCACTCAAGAGCGTGCTCCTTATATATCTCTTGTTTCTTTACACTAGGGAAATCTAATTCAATCTTCTTCAGGATGAAATCTTTATCTACGCTCTTAGCATCGCCGTCCCGAGCATAGAAATTCTTAATCAAATCAATGAGATACCACGAGTAAGGAGTTACCCTGTCCTCGCTTACCTCGGGATATATTCGCTCGAATGCCCTTCGAGACTTGGCCATTGCGGCCACTAGCTGTACAGTACTAGACATTACTTATCCTAAGTAATCAAGAGCATCCTTTAGAAACCAACCAGTCCCAAAACAGCACACCAAGTATATAAAATATAGGATTGGGGACATGTCCCACATAAAAATTCCAAAACAGGGAAGAACTGTAAATACTAATAGTAGAAGAATTATCTGTTTGTAGTTCATTTTATTTATCCCTTACCTGTCTGTCGGTAATAAGTATACCATTATTGTGATCTATTTCGTGCTGGATAGTTGAAGCTATTCTTCCAGCAAAGGTCTTAAGTACATATCTATTCCTAAGTGGGCAGTAGTACTTTACAGTTATAGCCTCATATCTAAGGATAGGAATCTTTTCCTTAAGTCTTAAGCTTCCACAATTAGATAGCACTGTTTTTTGCCCGCTGCTTCTAGTAATTGAGGGGTTTATCATCACCTCTATTTCATCTTTCTCTCCAATAAAAGATATAATGTTCCAAGGAATTCCACAATTAGCGGCAGACATTCCTAGAGGATTACTATAGTCTTCATATTCCGAGTTAAGCCTGTAGACTATAAGCCCTATGGAGCTCTCTACTAATTCCCTATAATCTTGCTCTGCTTCGTAGAGCCTTATATTTACATCCAGAAGCTTGCTCTTTAAGTAGTCTATATCTCCTGGATTGGTAATTGATGTTAGAACCTGGGATGCTTTATATTTCTTACGGATCATATATCTACACTCCAGTTAAAAACTTTCGCAGTTCTTGCGGGGTCATATTCTTTAGATCCTTTTTAGGAGATCGCACTCGTACTTCCTTAAACAAACTGTCGATTCTACTAGCTAGCTTTATAGCCGTAGCCATAGCATCCGCATCCAAGCAGATTACCAAATGTGTAAATCCTCCTTTCTTTATATCAGCCAGCAGACTGTCAGTTAGATGGGTTCCCATAAGTGCCAACGCGTTCTCGTACTTGGATAAGCGTATGGCGCTTAGCTGATCCTCCACTAACCACAAGCACTTACATTCCCTGTCCTTTATGTAGTACGCTCCGAATGGAAGTTCTGGATTTACTATGTAACTTAAAGCCTTGGGCCGCACCTTAGGATTCTCTGATCGGGCTACAAATCCGGCAGACAGGCCATTTCTAGTCCTGATAGGAATGATTATCCTCTGTATTGTGTTTGACCATCTAATTCCAGATGCAGATATCTCCTCGCTTGTAAGATGATACTTAGTGCTAAGTAAGTTCTTTTCATTCTCTAGCAGAGGAGAGAATGATAGGTACTTACTCTTGTCTTCTGACGGCTTATTTCCGCTAGAGGCATAGTAAGAATTGCTTACGTCATTCAATACTCCTCTAAAACCGCACGAGTCGCGGTGGCAAAGAAAAGCTACTCCAAAAGTCTTGCGGCTAACAGACAGGCTTCTCTCCTTGCTATCTCCTCCACCACACCTAGGGCACACATTACCTGCTGAGGAATCCCCGATGTTAAGGGAGCTTTCTGATACTGTGCGGAGTATTAATTCCCTTTCGCTTTGGGATACGGACAGTTGCCCTCTTGACATTTAGCACCTTAGTTTTTGTTAGCCCGAACTTCATCTCTCTCTCGTTGTGGTCCTTGGCTAGCTTCTTTAGCTCTGTCCAAGAATTCTTGGGTTCTGGCATTTCTCCGTCAGGGTAATGAGGCTGTTCCATGCTTAGAATCATATCATTGCCGGGAGCCCACGTCCACGAGGTTAATACCGAACTACCAGAGTGCCTCTTGTTCACGGTAGTAATGCCACGCCCCACAGCCCCGATCTTGTTCTTTATCAGCCAAGTGACAAAGCCAGAGGTTGAAAATGAGGATGCTTTAGTTGTCTCTAGCAGAGCATCTTCTACTAGAAAGTTCGCGTATTCGTGATTTTGATTTAAATAGGAATTAATGTTGTCTGTGAATATAGCAAATCCCTTGCAATGAGTTTCTATCCAACCCCTGAACCCGCTCTTATTCCACACATCCAACAGCCCGTCCGATATTTCCTTCAATGAAAGCATATTATTGCAAGGAAAGATTAGATGCTTTTGTGTTGGGGATTTATCTAAGCTCCAAGGGGACTTCTCTGCGTTAGGTTTTGGTAAGTCAAAGATGCGTAGGCCTACTCCGTAGAGCAAGCAAGCTCCACAATTATTAGTAACGCTTTGAAGTTCAATGTTAAGATCGAACTGTCTTCCGGAGTTGGTAGTAGCTGTAAAGATAGCCATGTGTGTGTTAATTCAGTGAGGCAGCAGTAGGGCCGTGGTTGTCAAATAGCTCAGGTAGAGTTAAGTTTGGCTCTTGCTCCTCTAATTTTCCTGAGCAGAATTCGCAGTACGGATGCTGGCCGTACCACTTGATCTTTCCTTTATGAGCATTGTCTTCTGTGAGTACTCCCCCACACAATCCGCATCCGCCATTTACAAGCTCTTTGAATCGTGCCTTGGTAACGAAGGTAGTGTCCCACACCGGAACTACTAACTCTATATCATGTTCACTCTTTGGTTCCTGGTTTCCGGAGATGACCCCCAAGGGCTTGTTGAGAATGATACACGGCTTTGGCCCATCTTTAGTATTGAGCTTACTAGCTCCGATAACGCGAGCCTTGGTCTCCGAAGTTAGGATGTTACTTCCTGCTGCCGTTACAGCATCGTAAATCTCAGGAGTGACATTCACCATCAGAGCCTTCACAAACTCTACGCTAGTCTTCCCGGCATTATCTACCTCAAGCATAACGTCGCCTTGTATGCAGACCTTTGTGGAAGACTCTGGTTCTGGCTCGCACCAAAACTCTACGATATCGCCCAGCTTGTACCCCAAGCGGGCTACATCTTTTGGGTCGTAGGAAATTGGCTCCCCTTGAAACGTCTTGTTGTACGCAATTCCTGGTGCGGGCGGAGTATCTTTCTTACCAGCCAATCTCTCGTTGTACTTATCCCAATTGAAAGGGGCATAGTTTTTATGCTCTTTCTTTGGAGGATCTTCCAGGATCTCCTCAGAATACTTGCGCACATTATTTGGATCAAATGCATATATACGATCCTCATGGCCTGTCCACATAGTCTTCTCGATATCCAAGCCATTGCGAGAGCACAGCCAATAGAGCATCTCGTGCTCGCTGGCAAAGATCATAATATCTTCTTTAGGAACGTAGTTCCAGTAGAGAGTACGTTTCCCGTTAGTAAACAGGCGGAGCTTCTTGTCCTTTGTGTCGTACCAAGCGGCAGCAATGTGCCCCTCAATTTCTCCTAGGGCCTTTGCTCCTCCATCACGAGCTATGCGGTGGAATAGCCAGTCGGAGTCTACGTTAAACTTCTTGCCATTTTCGGACATATAGTATCCTGTAACATATCCGTTATGGACTCCAATAATGGAATTGCCATCAGTAGTTTCGTGTTGAAAAGGATGGGCATTGGCCGCACACACAGTTCCGCGCGTTGCTGCTCTATGGTGCCCAACAGTTACGTTGGCTACGTCTACATTATTAAGCAGCTCTTTGGCATTAGCGTCGCCAGTAAAGTACACGCCGTTGTACGGAACCTTGTAACTCTTTATCTCTCCGTTGTACCTAACTTGGTACATTCCAGTGCTATCTTCTCCGCGAACGATGCCCACCTCCATAGCGTCTTTCGTGATGTTGTTTAGCAACTGTCGAAGCTTATGCGTTGCGTTATTACTGTGAATGATTCCAAAGATTCCACACATTATGCTACTTTCCTTTTACGAGATTGAGAACTTGCTAGAGCCGCACGCTTCTTTTCTAGGATCGGATTTACGTTATCCAAACTGAGAGCTTCCCAAGCTACTGAGGGATTAGGAACCTCAATCTTTAGTTGCCCGGCAACGCCCATAAGGGCTTGGCTCATATCGCAAGCTTGCCACATAGCCTGCGGAGATACGGCCTCAAATATAAACTCCTTTGATAATACACCAGAAAAGATCTTCTCAGCTAAGGCATGTGGACCCAGAGTAGATAGAGCGCCAAGAGGATCTTTAAGTTCCGGCATTTCCAAAGCAGCACGCTTTACTGCCATTACCATATTGATCCACTTTACAATTCGCTCCTTGTCAAAGGTGGTTGGTAAATGGCGGAACTCAAGCGTACCAAACTTGGAGATGGCATTTAGATTAACCGCTTGATAGCGAGAGCAGTGATTGCTCAAGTAAAGCAGATCATCGCGCTCCGATGACTTTGTTCCAGTTACTAGCTCTGCTACAACGCCATCATCGTTAATGCCGTCTTCATAGGCAACACAGAAGCCGCAATGCCTACGCCACTCTCCCGCAAAGTGAAAGAATACGTGCTCTACTAGGAAGTAGATTCCCATCAAGCGCCGTAAATCTCCGCTATTCAAGTCAAGATCACTAACATCCATGTGTACGTGAATCGCAGCTCGCGGGTATCCTTCGTCCCAATTGTTCTCACGAGCGCTTTCACAGAAGCCATCCAAGGCATCTATTACTCTCTGTCCTTGTAGCCCCTTACCTACAGTTACAAACTCTGTTCCGTTGTTGCGGACAGAGTGCTCCTCTGGATGGTGAACCCACATACCGGCAGGTTTTGGTGGAACTCTATTCCACCGCTCAAACTCTATCTCTACTCCTATCCTAGTACGTGGAAGAATTAACGCCTTTGTATTGATAGGCTCAATATTGGTTGGGATACCAACCAAATCTCCTAGATACCTTTTTTCCATCTCACCCAGTCTCCACTTTTGATTTCCTCTGCCTTATCCAAGTAATGGCTGTCACCTTCCATTACATATATGTACCCATGCATTTCCCGAAACACGTCGAAGGTTAGCATACGAGTATAGAATGTAGGATGGCCTTCTAGCCTATCTAACTCTGCTAGAGTTTTATCCGTAACTCTGTACGCTTCAACGTACACGCTTTCGTTTGGATCTGCTCTCAGGGTTATTGCTGGATACGCTCCGAGAGAGAACATACGCCCACGTACTCTAGTATCTCCAAGATGTGGAGAGGACTCTAGAAGTAGGTGATTAGACTGTCCTCGTCGCAGTGTTCCGTACACGAATACTGTGTGTGTATTAGGCATTAAGTTATTCCTAACTCACGTTTAGCTGCGCTCTTGTACTCGTCGCAGTAGAAGTTCCACTTAACCCCGTCTTCCGATGAAGCTACACGCAGTCGTTTCCACAAAAGTAGCAAAGGGGCTTTCTTAGTGGTGCCGAGAACCATAGCGTAATTAGGAGACAGGGCTATTCCTACGGCTGTTGCTTTATTTAGTAAGCGATTAGCTGCCTCCTTGTGGGATAGATATTCAGGGTAGAAAGCATTAGTTGCAATCTTAACACTAGTTGGAGTTATGCGCTCTTCGTGCAGTACGGCAGCCTTACCTGAAAGCCTAGAAGCGGCATCTTCGTACTCCGGAACTGGGCGTACTGTTACGGTGTCATTGCCGTAGCCTTTAGATGCTATACGCCGAATGCGGCGCTCCAAATAGTATAAACCCGTACCTGCTACTAGATTAGTGTTTATGTACCCCAGGCGCGGAATGGCTACGTGCTCCCACTCAATACTGTCTAGTGGAACAGTGTAAGCTGGTGCTACTTTACTAAGGGGGTGAACTACTACGGCCCCATTAGCGCACTGGTGTACAGTTACTAGCGACCCTTTCTGTTGCGGAGAGCGTATAATTGCCCCCCTAAAGTAGGCGGCAAAATCTTCGTTGGAATATGCTTTCATAGATTACCGCTGCTGCTGCATGAGACCAGCGCGAACATCTTCTGCACCAATCACTAGTCTATTAAGACCTTCTTGCACACGGACGACAGCGTCAAATTGATCGCGTCGCCGTGGATTCCCTACTCCTAGATTTACAACAGGTGCTTCTTCATTTAGGGCAAGAACGTTCGGCCCGCCTATCGGTTCAAATAGGTTGTCTAGTCTGCGCTCCATCTTTACCTTTTTAGGATACGGCATGCCGTAGGCTTTTCGTAAATCAATGTTAGTGTGCTTTTGCATCCACGGCTCTACTATCTCTGCGTACGCGGTGTGTACGCGTCCTGTATCCGCGCACATATTTTTAAAGCATTCTTCTACCATGTTAGGGGGATCTAAATAGTCCCACAGCTTTTGGGCTTCCTTCTCGTTGTTGATAGCCCACAGAACAGTAGAAGCAATTACTTCTGGAACAGACGCCGGAAGGCCAATACCATTAGCAGCTATAGTTCTAGCCCACCAATTAGAGGGAGTCCTGTACTCGAATCCGTAGGGCTTCTTGCGAAAAGCTCCAGGAGTTCCGTAATAGTATCTGCGAATTACTCCCACGCCCCTTTCGTTATAGAAGAGGGGCGAAGCCATGCACTCTCCAAGAATTACTAGAGCGTACTCGGGAATGCTGGCCGCAGCCTTATCGTATCCTATGTGAATGTGACCACCGCAAAAGCGATTATTTCCCACTCTCGCCGGGTCTACTGGAGGATTTGGTTCTCCGCCTTTATACGCATTCAAATCAGGATCACAGCCAAAAACTCTATTCTGCTCCGGTTTAAGACTGGATTCCCTAAACTGTGCCTCAGCAGTGTTGTAATACAGACTTACCTCGTTATTGTATTTCTGCGCAAGATGAGCACTTACTACATCCATCTTGCTTTTGAAGTACGGAATGTAATCCCCCATCTTGTTCTTGAGAGAGTATTCCATCGGAGGCATGCCTACCTCCAACGTAACATTGTCAGGATGGATGAAAACTCCGCCATCAATAGAAAAGGGCTCTTTCTTAGAGCCCGGAATTCCAACATCGAAGGCTGTAGTTAGCGTATTTTTCTTGAGCAAAAAGAATTCAGGATCACAGCCGATAAACACTGACTTGATTTTGGGGGTATTGTCTTTCATACTAGATAGCTACCTTTACAGTGTAAGGGGGTTTGTACGTTGCTACTTCTTTTACTAGTGTAAGCTTTTGTTTCTTTTTCTTTTCCTTCTGCGGCGAGGAAACTGGATTAACTACTTGTAGGGATTTATTCTTGGGAATATCCCCGCGTTTCTTTTCTGGCATTCCTTGCCTAATCTCTTCTATCATGCTGAGGACGATCTTGCGCCCGAGCATTCCATCCCCTCTCAATGAGAATGGAACACATGTTTTGTCTTTCCACTGGCAAGCCCAAACATCCGTGACTTGCGAGTTACCACTAATCTTTGATTCGGCTAGCTTTACTGCATCGCTAGCTGCGCGCGCAAAGGTCTTGGCCCACTTACCCCCGGCGCGATAAATTACTACGTACTTTTGCACGTCATCCTCGTTTTGTTCGGAAACATTAACCTCAATAGACCTCTTCATCAAAATATTCTTCAAAAGCTTTAACATATGCTTCCAGTGTGGATGGATTGTTCAAGGCTGGCGCTGTGTTAATCTCACACACGACCATTGTTGCACCTTTCTTGGAATGCTTTACCAAGATATCAACTGCTCCGTGCCCGATATCAACAGCCCTAGCGGCACTAAGAGCCAAGTCCTTTAGCTTCTCAGCGTATTCTAGCCTATCGCAGTCTAGGTCGTTGATAGCAAATACCCAGCCATTTCCGTTGGTGCGGATTAGCTTTTGGTCGTTGGTAAGATTTAGATTCTCGTATCCGTTCTTGCGCTTCTTCTGTTGCACAAGAATTACTTTCCCAAAAGCTACGTGTACTCGGTACTCGGCATCCTTCTTGAAGTACTGTGTGTATAGAGGAGCATCTGGTATATTTTCCGGATCACGCACGACTAGGATGCCTTGCCCGGAGTGACCTGTAAGAGTAGTGCGAGCAATAGCTTTTCCATCTTGAGCAATCCAATCCTTAACCCACTCTTTAGCTGGCTTGTAGGGATAGGGAGGCAAATCAGAAACCCAACCTAGGCGAGAAACATCCGCATTTCTCAAAGCGCACTGAGTAAATAATTTATTGGAGGCAATACCTACCGAGTCGTGGCAATTTGTTGTCATAACAGCGTGGCCACGAGGGCACCAGCCAGGATTTTGCGAAACTCCCCAATTGATTACAAATAGGGGTCTTGGTAATCGCTTAGGACGAGAGTCCTTGTGGTAGTGCCTAATGCCCAAGGCTTGGGCCAGCTTAGCTCCCGAGCCATTCTTGTGTCCTTTCTGGCGAAGTAGAACTACATTATTCATTTTTTGTAGATCCTAATAGTATCACCAATTATCCAGCACATAAGTATAGTATATCCTATAATTCCTAGTATTAGGACTGTAATAATGAAGCCGCGGGCCCCCAAAATAAATATGCTACCTATAAGAATCGCTACTAATGGGCCAAAAATACAAAGCCCGAGACCAAAGCTCTTTAAGAACTCTAACATCTTATGCTCCCTTCTTGCGAATCTCGAAGCACACTTCTTCGTCCCAGCAGCGGATAAATGACTCTCCCCGCCAACAGCCTGATGCAGGTTTTAACTCGTTATTGTATAGACAAATAACTACTGAATTTCCTCCAGTACTTTTCAATACTACAAACTTTGTTTCATATCCTGGGCTAGAATAAATGCCCTCGCTATCCTTCATTCCCTCAAAAGATAGAGGCGGGGAATCTTTCTTAGTACTCTTTTTAGCACTGCAAGACTTAATCTTCACGATTGTGTGTACTCCACGTTGGTTATGCCATAGTCCTTTATTGCTAGTTCGCAAATAGGACACGGCTTGGATGGTAACAAAAGACCATTACTATTCCTACGCACTATCACCATCCTTTTTGGGATGGCTCCATATGGAAGCTTAGTAAGGGCATCTATTTCTGCGTGTAAGTAAATCTTCTGCGGGATGTTGGCTCTGTCTGCGTATCTCTTTTGCACTGGATGCGTTTTGGTGTAGTTGTTTCGTCCTACACTCAACATCCTGCCCGAACGATCAAAGCAGATTGCTACTATGTTCTGCCTAGTCTTCACACCTAGAAGCCGGGATAATCTTCAGGGCTCCACTGAGCAGTAGCACTAAACTCTACAATTTTGCGGCGAGTAGAAGGAAGAACTAGATCAGCGGGATGCCCCGAACTACTAGAAATGGTTCCTTTGCTCGTGTAGGTGTACGGAATTTCTATATCTCCATCATCTGACAGACCAATAATGGGAAATACGCCTTTCTTGTCTGCTACAATGATGCGACAAGATTTTCCATCTCTAGTTTTGTACACGTCGCCGGCCCTAATTGGTGCCGGAGCTTCTTCTATCTCCTTTACCACTAGCCGGCCTATAGGAGCGTACACTACTTGCGGTTCGTTTGCTGACGTTCCGAGATTGTTGTCTGCACGGCGTTGTTTTTTGGCAATCAAGTCCTGAATAGTTTCCGCACGATCTACAACGGAAGAAGTTTTTACTGTGTGGAATTTCACTTGTGTATCCTTTTGTCGAGACAAAAAAAGACCGCCACGAGGGCGGTCGAGATTAAAGCTAGTTTTTGAGATAGAAATAGTGGTGCCCCCGGTTGGATTTGAACCAACGATCAAGCGATTATGAGTCGCCTGCATTAGACCGCTATGCTACAGGGGCTTATTACATGCCCTAATCGGGAATGTAATTGATAAAAGAGTATTACTCGAAAATTAGGGAGTGAACAGTCTCGTAGCTGGGGTTGCCCGTAAAGCCTCCGAGAATATCTCCATTGAAGAAGTGGCGACGAGCGACGGTCCGCCCTGTTGCTTTACACCAGTTATCGCGTGCCGAGCAAAAGGCGGCAGACACTAGCCATCCATCTCCGTCTTTGCGGCAGAAAGCAGTAGCTCCCTTTACCTTCTTTCCGTTCACGACGCTGCTCTCTCGAAAGTGGTAGAAGCGTTCTTCGTGCGTTGTACTCTTATGCGGCCTACCGGCCTTTTGGCCTTCGCCTGCTGGATGATTAGCCATTGCTCGTTAACCTCGAATTGGATTTGAAGGTAGTTACTGGAGATTGTTTTACCATTTTGCGTTTCTTGTAGAAGCATCGCTTGTTTGGCATTCGGCCAAAGAGCCACGCTCTCCACGCAGGATTAGTTGCGGGGCGCTTTCTTTGCTCCATTTATTGGAATCCTTTTCTTAGTCCACTGGATGATGCAGTGCTTGACAGTGTTGCCGCTATTATAGTTACGGTACGGAGGGCTCAGAAATACCTTGCAGCCATACTCCGTACCGTATCTAGAGAATGAAAATTCTTCTGGCAATTGTTCAGCAATGTCGTAGATCATCCCTGCCTTGTAGTTTTTAGCTGCCCTATCACCAAAAAATAGGCAGCTTCCAGTGCTTTCTGCAATGTTATCTTTGATAAAGTCTAGGGCTTCTGTTTTAGTAGGCCTAGTATAGGAACTCCTCTCATAATACTGAAGTGCCTTAAAGGCACAAAAATTAGCCATTGGGTACACTTCCGCATAATGCATCATTGTTCTACTCCGTAGGCTTAGATAGGATACTGGTATCGAAATAGTTTTTCGAGTTAACTATTCGACACTTTTGCTTGGGGGAGAAGATGCAATCTTTGCGCGTAGCTATGTTGATAGAAGCTAGCGCTTCCGTCTTGCAATAGATTCCGTGGTTCTTCACGAGAGTTGAAGCCTTCTGGCCTTTTGCGAGCACCTTTAAAGAGTGGTGCTCGTCGTGCAAGACTTTGAACAGGGCTCCTTTTGGAACTTCCTGGAAAGTAACTACCTTCACTGGCGTGCTATTCTTGTTCATGGATTACAGCCCCTTTCGCGGCCATTCGCCGCAGATATACGCGATTAACGGAAGAAAGGCGATGGTAACGCATAGCCCCATGAACCCAAAAAGGCTCGTGAAGATGATAGCTACTATCGCGGACACAACGATAAATTCAAAGAACATCTTAAGCATCACGCACTCCTCAGTTCGTGGACTGTTTTGATCGAGCCGTCGCTCAAGTGCGCCGCCACGGCTATATTGTGGTCGTCGATTATGTACGCGCACGCTATTCCGGCGGCCAAGCGCAAGGCGGCTTCTTTTGAGCGAAAAGCCCTTCCCGTGCGTATGTAATTGATTACCCGCCCAAAAGCCCGCACTGGCTTCATTACTCGGTACATTGTCCTTCTCCAACAATCGGGCTAATTGCCCGCCACGAGGCTCTACTCCTTTAAAGCCCCGTAACCGGAAATTATTCCTCGATGTGAATGCAAAGAGTGGCGTTATCGACCACGGCACCAGCGCACTTGGCAAAGTTCAAGATCATCGCGCTCATACCGCCTCCCAAATCGCGTTAGCGAGCAGAGCGATGGCGAGTCCGAAACTTGCGCCTGCGCAAAGCCACAGGGCTATGTCGAAATAGCGTTCGTGGATGGTCATGGTTGCTCTCCTGTGGTGCGGGCGATGGCTGCGCGCAGGGCCACAACTTCGGAATAGAACCTTAATTCGAGCTTGTTCATGTTTCTTGTACTCCTATTGTCTGATTTGACCTTAGGTCAAATTGTCTGGTAGATAACTGGCTTCCCGCGAGCATTCAAGTCCTGGGCTTCGTGTTGATTGGCTATTGCGTACAAGATTTTTCCTGTTTTCTTGTCAACAGTAGAAGCGAAAACACAAAAAGATTGCTTCGGCCTCAAGCTAGCCTCTAAGTTAGCGCGGCCTATTACAGCCGCCTTGTCCGAGAAGTCCAAGGGCTTTCTAAACTCCAGGATATTTTGGATTGGCATTTTATTTCCTAACTCTGTTATCGCGCTTAGCTCGTTCCTCGTAAAATTCTTGGCTTTCCTTAGTTATTAATCGCCAAGGTGTGTGCCCGGTTTCCATCAGAATTATATCGTTCTGTGTTGCGAACATGCGTCGGTTCCACGGGATGACTTCCACAAACTTCGGAAATTCTATGTCGTATAGCTGCTCACCTAGAGATTTGCTTTGCACGTTTATTACTCCTCAAAGCAAAGAGAAATCGGCTATTCATGGCCCAGACCAAGGCACCGAATACTGAGCTACAAACCGCTTTGGCTAATAGTTCTCTATCATTCATCACTCAAACCTCACCTAATTATCGTTCTCTCGTTACTCGAATCGAACTCTGTCACCCTCCCGGATGATCTTATACGGCATGGGTTCGCCGCCGGCCTGCGCCGATGCTTCGCGGAGTGAGATGTATCTCACTGCCTCGATTACTTCATCCTGATACCACGGCTTTCTAGCCTCTAGTTTGAATCCTGTAGATCCGGTATTCACGCACAAGGATTCAATTTCTGAACGCATGTATCTATCACACAACTCTATCGCCAGCCTGTACAGTTCGGCATTCACCGTCTTGCTGTCCTCTTCGTTTGCCTGCGCAGGAAGCGCGAACATGTCACAATTCCTCAAAAAATCCACGGCGCCAGCACTGGTCAAACAGCCAGCGCGAGCAGTTCAAAAATACATTGCCTTCGTCATCCTTCACGATCACGCGCATTCCGTCATCGAAGCAAACCATCAACCGCTCCCTTGGGAACATCCAACTCCGTCGAAAAAATGCGCTCACTTCACAGTTTCCTTGCTGGCCGTAAATGGGAATTGCGCGAACCTGTCCGCGTATATTGATATACGGATTGTTAAGAAAAGGTTAAATCTGAATCCCTTAAACGCACGAAAGCTCCGCGCCTTTCGACGCGGAGCATCTACTGTCGCAAAAAAGCAACAGGTAACTAGATTTTAACGCTTATACCGTGCGCGTTAACGCTTCGGCAGCGCGCGACCGATAACCTTCCTTGTTGCTGCGCGAAAAAGCATTCGCTATTACATGCGCATTTACTGGTATCAATGCGCGGCTCGCTGGAAGTACATATTCGGTGGCCGCGTATTTATTGCCGAGGTGCGCGATATCCCTATATCCACACCAAGCGGATGCGCTAACCTTGTCCTTGCTGTCCTTGCGCAACAAGCGAAAACGGAAAGATTCCGCGGATGGAGTAAATATCCACGTGTACTCCACGGTGCCCTCAACCTCTACTATATAGGCATCTTTTGCCATGGCTCTAGGCTCATCAGGCGCGGGAAATACCGCGCGACCATCGCGGCGCATCCGTGCGCCGCTAGGTTTCGCCTTCTCGTGTTACTCGTTGACGGCTGCCGCAACTTCAACCCCTTCGTCCGCGTCCACAGCATCCGCCGCCGCGTCTACCGCTTCGTCCGCGGCACTCGGAGCTTCTCCCTTCACTTCGCGACTCGGGATCAACCCGAGGATTTTTTCCGCAACGTCGATTGCCTTGTGGATATCCAGGCCAACAAGCGCCGGAGTGCCGTCTTTCTTGCTAGCGTTCTTGTCCTTGACAAGATCGGCCAACAGGATCTTGATCTGCCCGACAAGCATAACGTAACGGCGCTGCTCGTCCGAAGTAATCGCCGCCTTGACGATGGCTTTGGCGCTCGTGAATCCCAAGCCTGCCACGCCCGTTTCCTTCGGAATAGAGACTTTGGCATCTTCGGCAGCTTGCTTCAGGGTTTCCGGATCACCCGCCACCGTGAGCAAACGGCACGCTGTACTGCGGTATTGCTTGATCGTTTGGTCTGCGGCTTGCGCGACGTTTGGGTCAAGCTTTACACCTTCATCCGTCAGCGCACAGTGCAATTCAACCGGCGTAATTTGCTTTGCTTGTGCGGTTGCGACCGCGACCGCGTAGGCGGCCCACAAAGCGCCGGATGCGCTCTTATTGGTGTCCTTACCCTTTGCAGCGGCATTGGCGGCGTTTTGCGCCCGCAATTCCGCATCGTGTACTTTCTGCAATTCCTCGCCCATAGTGGCGCGAGCTTTGTCCGCTGCGAGCTTGCGACCCAGTGCCGCAAACTGTTCAGTACTGTCGATTTTTTCGATTTTCAACATGGGTTAACTCCGTTAGTGGATTGTCCCGGCGCTATTGCCGGTAGTCTTAGTGTAAGTCGTGCACGGTGAATTGTCAAGGGCCGAATTGTAAAAAAGTGTAACAAGACGATAGGCTGAATTGTTAAGCCGTCCGGGTATATACCAGTATACGGTTGCGATTGTAAAGGAACCTTTACATACTTCACCATGCTCCCATAGTCTACTCTAGCCAACCTGAATCCAAGCTTAATGAAGATGTTAAAGTTTCATTAAGGTGTCTTAACACTTTTTTAACATTCATGCTGGCGCTCCCGGTATCCCAGTATATGCGATGCTCGTCGCAGCCTGCGCAAACGAGAATGATTCCCGTCTAAGCATGCCCACATAGGGAACCCATATGGTGGGGGGGGGAGGGTAGCAGCTTTGACCGTGCGCCCCGTAGCGGGGTAACTACCCCCGAACTTACGAAAAATCCTATCCCAGAATAAGCTTAATGAACGCTGAACAAAGATATAGTACAGGAGAAGAAATACGAGTTTAGGAGTATTTCGAGTGAACTTTCTTGAGGATTTATTGTCAAACAAGAGTAATTCTTTGTAATTAATTCTACGAGGATAGATGAATAAAGTTGATATTGATTACATTCTCAAAGAAGCAGTTAAGCTTCCGAAGAGCTTAAAGAGTGTACTAGACGAACAATCTATGTTCGACATGACGGCCCCAAGCCGGCTAGATGACACAGAGAAGCTCTACACGGAAGAATCTATAGCACCCCCTAGGGTACCCAAGCCCAAGAAGAGAAAGACGGATATACGCACGCTCAGGCGCAAGAAGCTAGAGTACACCAAGAAGCACCGAAGAGAAAAGGCAGATCACTACAGGGAAGCGGAAGGCTCTTTACGAAATCAGTTCTTTAAGCTACGGAGGGAGATGCTGCGTAGAGCTAGGGGGGATGCTCGGGAAGGAAGCAACACTTGCTGGGATTGGGAACTAAGCTTGGAGGAGTGGATTAACCTGTGGCTTAGCTGCCCCTTGGTAGATTTGGGGAATGGATTGATGGTGACAGCTAACTCCTTGAGGGGCAGGAAGTACAAGGAGAATGTGCAGCTAAAGCGTATAGATCCTAGTAAACCCTTTAGAATCAATAACTTAGTTGTAATGCTAGGAAGAAGGGTACTGTACGTACCTTAATGAAGGATAAACAGGAAACAAGAAGATTCACGAAAGTGCATCTTCGAGCGGAACTTTTTCCTTAGATTGTTGTCTAAGTACTCCGCAGACCCCCGCAAAGCGGATCGTGGGACAAGTTCTTTGGATTGACGGTCTGTGCCCTAGTGCTAGCTCTAACTGTGCCAATTGTTACCTAGCCCCTGTGATATATCTATACTGTAGATGTAATCGGGTACTCTAGTACTACAACTAGAGTTACCAAGTTCGAGGAGCAAGCACTATTAGCTTGTGACGAAGAACCAGAGAAGAAGTAGGTTATCTAGGTATTACCCAAGTAATAGTGGATAGCTGATTGTAGTGAGTACTTGTTGTTATTACTCTTAAGTTGCTTAGTTGTTATTTCCTTAAGTTGTTAGCTATCCTCGCTGATGCTCTACAAACCAAGGCGAGGGGTTACTCGGGATAAGAGCACTGTTAAGGGCTATATCACAGGGAAGAAGGGCAACTGCGCCTCAAAGAAAGAAAAGATAATTAACCCTTAAAAGAGAAGAGATACTTAACTAATGTTAAAGAAGATACTAAAGAACATCCTAGCTTTTCTAAAGAACCTATTTACCAGCAAATCAACAACCCCTAACTCACCCCCATCATCCACTGGTGGATCACCTTCTCCTCCATCGGAGACAGATGATAGTACAGCTCTTCCAGAAGGTTTTGACAGCGCCCCTAATGAATTGGGGTACGTAAAGCTAACTCAGGTAGAGCAGGATCGAGTGAAGTACCTGAATGGTCCAGATCCGGCATATCGCTATTGGGCAAAGACAGTTCCGCACTGGTACGCAATCGACGATACGCTCAAAGCGTTCACGCTTTCGGATGCGCAGCGCAAAAAGCTAGCGCTTGACCTGAATCAGGCAACTGTGCTGCTGGCTATGCAAGGCGCTGGGGAGTGGGCCCTTAGTGTAGCCGCCAACATTCCGGACAGCGCCGCATTCAGCACTGGCGATCTTCGCCCGGATATCGCTGGCGTCCACCTGCGCAATCTTGCCGAGGCACTCGCACACCAGCGCGCGCACATGAAGGCGATCAATCCGGATGGCTTGGATGTGGTAGTTTTGGGTACGCTTCCAGATGCGTCTGGTGGTAAGTTTAAAAATTAACAATTACATCTAATCTGAACACACGAGGATAACCATCATGGCAAGTATTTCCAGCGTCTTAAATCAAAATCAAACACTAGAGCTGCTAGAGAAGCAGAGTCTGGTAAAGTCTTTCCGGCAAGCTACTGGGCAGTTTAAAGCTCTAGCTCCAACTAGCGTAGTTTCGTCAACGGCATTTGTTGCCGAACCAGAATTCTCTTTTCCACTCAAAGCTAAACGTAAGTACGTCTTGGAGGCTTGCTTTTTAATCTCTTCTGCCGCCTCAGGCGGAGCCAAGATTCAGTTAAATGCTCCCGCCAATACTTCTGGTAATTCAGTTCTCAGTGGTAAGGTAGCTAGTTCAGGTACTACTGCTTCTGGAGCTACTGTAGGTACTACTACTGGGGCTTCTACCTCTACTCTGAATGCTACCTCGTTGTACTCTAATGCAGGTGCTACAGATCAAGTGTACGTGCAAGCATTTATTGTTCCAGCAGTGGATGATGTTTTGACTTTCTCCTTTGCTCAGAATACCTCTAATGCTACGGCATCAGTTTTGCTACTAGGCTCAAGTGTTAATGTGATTGAACTCGGCCAGTCACGTAGATCTCCTAACGTAGTGTAATTAGTAGTGTTTAGTGAAGAGACTTGTAGAGCTTTAAGATTGCTCCTAGCGTACGCGAGTATGCTAGGAGTATTTCTTATTGAGTGGTTTCATCAAGGATCTGCAAAGAACCTAGAGATCATTCTACCTGCTACTATAGGCGCTTACCACTTAGGCGAATACTACACAAACAAAGAGGAACACAGAGATGAGCAACAGAATTAACCCAGCGCAAGTAAATGGAACTATTACAGCGACTGGCACAGGTAACGCTATAGGCCCGTACAAGTTTAGGATAGGAGCATCCCTGGATGGAGTAAACATCTACGGGTATTCCACTAATGCCACGGATGTTTTTTCAGTTATAGTAGTTCCACCAGGTACTGATTTTACTAATGCGAATAACCAGATTATAGCCAAGACTGCTCTAACCTGCCCGAATCTGGCATCCTTTAGTAATAAGACTGCTGTTAATATGCTCCCTAGCTGCGATATTTATGTGTACGCAACTACGTGCACGGGAACTATGACTGTCGCGATGGAAAGGATTTCTTCAACTTCTAGAGTATAACAATGGCTTGGGATGACCGAGAAAAGCAAGAAATAGAATTAGATGAGGGCAAGGTCTTAACCTCGTACAAGGATTCTTTAGGGAATTGGACTATAGGTATCGGGCATTTACTTGGCACTGATCCAAAGTTTCAAGGTATAACAATCACAGAACAAGAATGTGAAGAATACTTTGAAGAGGATTTCAATGAGGCAGTAAAAGAAGCTCAATCAGCTTTCGATGGGTTTGAGGGGTTAGATGGTCCACGTAAGGGAGCTATAGTAAATATGGCTTTCCAGATGGGGGAAAAGACCTTGAGTACTTTCCACACGTTCTTAGATTACTTAGACAGGGGAATGTACCAAGAAGCAGCCCTAGATTTAATGAATACGCGATACGCTAGACAGGTACCACAAAGAGCTAAACGAATAGCCTACCGAATACGAACAGGACAATATGCAGCCCGACAATAAAGATAACGAGAGTACCTTAGAGGAAGATGTTATTCCTCTTATGTTGATGACTAACGAACCAAATGAAGATAAGCTACGCTTTATGGAGTTACTCTATCAAGCAATGGCAGTAGGCCAAGTAGCTTACATGGATGGTAAAGACCCAGATACGGGGGAGATTGTTCCTCTTATTGTCGGCATTCAGCCAGAAGCTAATGGCTTAGTATCTATATACCCACTAGCTAGAATTATCAAACCCACCGATGAATCAATTAACTACCACGTCCCAGACGGAGCCGGAGCTTACTCACCCCTTAATGTTGGAGAGCCCATCGACCTCGGAATCTCCCCAGCCACCGCAGATAGCGGAACCACAACTGATAGTGGAAAAGAGAAAGCCGGGAAGACCGAAGGGAACGACAAAGAAGGACACACTATCCACTAATGATGGAGAAGAGCACTGGGCTATAAAGATGGTAAATCTTTACAAGTCTGGTGCTTCTGATGTTGAGGTCTGTAAGGATTTAGGCATTTCTTATAATGACTTTAACGACAGGAAGAAGCAAGATTCTATCTTCTCTAGTATTGTGGATTATGGTCGCTTAGCTGCTAAAGCTTGGTGGATGGAACTAGGGCGCAAAGGAGCCACTGGCGAAAAGAACTTCAATTACAATGCGTGGTACGCAGTAATGAAGAATCGCTTTGGTTGGTCTGATCGTAGCGAGATTGTAGAAGGCAGCGAAAAGAATATAGATCAGCAGTCTAAAGACGAGTTGATTTCTCAACTAGCTGCTCGCAAAGATTCTCTAGCCAAGCTGCTTAATACTAGCAATGTAATACTAGCTACGACTAACCTACTAGAAACAGATGACAGCGAACTTGAGCCTACATGAAGCAATTGAGAAACTAAATCTCAAGGAACTAAAGTCTAGTATTCCTCAAGAAGGTTACACTGTAAGGCAAAGAGCTGCGCTAGAAGCAAAGCTAAAAGAGTTAGTCGGGGCTAAGACTACAAGAGTAAAAGAGCCGAGTGTAGATGATTTAAGAAAGCTCATTGAAATACACGATGAGCTTTTAAAGCGAGAGGATACCTCTGGGTTCCACAAGTGGTTTAAGCCGGGAACTCCGTACGGGATAGATCGCTTATCTAAGCACAAGGCAATGTTTGACGCAACTAAGGACTATAGAGAAGTCCTTATGTTGGGCGGAAACCGTACAGGCAAGACCAGAGGGGGAGCTACTTTCATAGCAGCTCTAGCTACTGGACAATATCCTGAGTGGTGGGAAGGAGTTAGATTCGATCATCCCACTTCTAACTGGGCAGCAGGTAAGACTGGGCAAACTACCCGAGACACAGTTCAAGAAGCTCTCATGGGGCCAATTGGAGCTTGGGGAACTGGAGCCTTACCTTTAGATTGTATAGGAAGAACTACAGCTAGACAGGGCATTCCTAATGCCTTGGATACTGTAGAAGTAAAGCACATAAGCGGAGGAACATCCACTATAGGATTTAAATCCTTCGACCAGAAAGCTTCGAGCTTTTATGGTACAGCAAAGCACGGGGTATGGCTGGATGAGCCATGCCCTGATCTAGTTTATAATGAGTGCTTGATTCGTACCATGACTACCAATGGAAGATTGCTTCACACAGTTACCCCCAAAGAGGGCCTTACTAGATTACTAGCAGAGTTCTTAAGCACCTGCGATCTGTTAGCAGGAGCAGAGAGAATCAAGGGCCTAGAGGCTATGATGAAGCTAGTAGAGATGAATGAGAATGATTGAGCAGAAGGAAAAATCTAAAGCTAGTCGGGCTACAGTTACCATTGGTATGGAAGATGTGCCCTGGTTAGACAAGAAGGATATACAAGAAATCCTAGCTGCTACTCCTCCGCATCTAAGGGATGCAGTAAAGAATGGAACTCCATCTCTAGGTTCAGGTGCAGTATATCCAATTCCCTTGGATGAGATAGTTTTAACCCAGAAGGATGTAGAAAAGCTAAGGCCCTTCCCGGCTCATTGGAAGTACTTGTACGGAATGGACGTTGGCTGGAATCGTACAGCAGTAATGTTTGTAGTGCAAGATACGGACAACGATATCATGTACGTGTACGATGAGTACTCACAAGGTAAGATGGAGCCCGAGATACACGCTGCTCGTATCTTACAAAAAGGCTCTTGGATGATAGGAGCTATTGACCCAGCTTCTAGAGGTAGATCTCAAGTAGATGGAATGCAGCTAATCAAGATTTACCGTCAGCTAGGGCTGCGTGTTAGGGAAGCTAACAATGAAGTTGAGGCTGGAATCTTTAAAATCTGGTCTAGGCTATCAGCAGGAAAGCTCAAGTTTTTTCCAAACACTCTTCAACTACAGAATGAATATCTACTCTATCGTAGAGATGATACTGGAAAGATTGTCAAAGAGCACGATCACTGTCTTGATGCTTTGCGCTATGCTATCAATACTTTTCATCTAGCTACCCCGAAGCCTGAAAGTATAGATAGACCCTTAATAAATAAGCAAGCTATACCACACTATAACGTATAACTATGATTAATGAATCTTCTTTAGGTGTAACTCCAGGACCGTATCAGCAAGTGATGCCAGTTACAGAGGCGGGGGGTAGCCATCTTATTAATCCAACAGATAATACTCCTGACAGTGCTACGCAGGTACAGATTCAAAGTGACGTGCCGCTGTCTCAAGAAGATCAAGATAAGCTAGTTAATCTAGCACTTGAGTTAGTACAGCGCAAGAAGGATGCTGAATTTACTCTGGCTAGAAGCGTAGAGGGAAAGCTAAGCAAGCGGATGGGAACCCGCAAGAATAAAGAGAACCAGTGGTTAGAGTCCATGAGGCTTTATCTAGGTTCTCTTTCTAGTTATAACATAGTAACTGGAGAATACCCTTTTGGGACTAAGGATGATTATAGTACTGCCGGACAGAATATTCACCGCCCAGAGTTTAATATCATTCGCCAGAAGTGCAACATTGCTATAGCACAGTGCGTATCCCATCAGTTTGCTGCTGGTGATAAGAACTGGAATCTCCGTATTCCACAAGTGATTGATATAGATCAGGATGATGTACAGGCTATAATTCAACAGTCTGGTAATCCTAATCTAACTCCTCAAGACGTTGCCCAGATCAAATGCGATCTGATGGAGCGTGAGATTGACTACCATCTAGAATTAACTCGTTATCCAAAAGAGTGTCGCTTAGCCATAGCAGACCGAGTTATTTTAGGTACTGGTATAATGAAGGGGCCAATCAATTGTGGCCAACTAAAAAAGATCTACACAAAACAAAGAACATCAGATGGCAAGGTTATTCGCATACCTAGCTATACTGTAGAGACTACTCCGCTAATCTATAGAATCAATCCTTGGTATTTTTTCCCTGATGATAGTGTAACTGATATAGCTAAAGCTGAGGATGCTATTGAAGTTCACCCAATGTCTAAGGCAGAATTAGCAGAGCTAGTAAATCATCCGGGCTATAATCCAGAAGAGATTGCAGCCTGTTTGGGAGAAGAGCCTCGCCAATACACGAACTCCCCCTTCAACGATCCTGCCTATTTAACGCAGGGAATTAATCTACTAAAGAACAAGTACCTAGTCCTAGAATACCACGGTCCTATTAAGAAGGAAGATTTGGATATACTGGGAATAGAATCCAATTCTCCACTAGATGAAGTCTACGGAGAAATCTGGGTTTGTAACAGCCGCGTCATTCGCCTACAATTAGAAACTCTAGAGGGGTGCAATAAGCTCCCCTATGTAGCTAGTGTGTGGGAGCCAGATCCAGCTATGATCTTTGGATTTGGTATTCCAATGCTTGCGCGCGATCAGCAGCGTGTAGTAAACGAATCGTATAAGATGATCTTGGATAATGCTGGAGTATCAGCAGGACCTCAGGTTATCGTGGATACAACTATAATTAAGCCAGCCACTGGAGGAATGGAATGTACTCCGTGGAAGGTATGGTTAGCAAATGAGTACGGGGCTGACGTAACCAAAGCGATTCAGTTCTTTACTCCTCCTAATTCATTCGAGGAATTATCTGCGCTACTAACTCTAGCTAGAGGATTTGCAGATGAAGAATCTAGCATAAATCTATTTATGGCAAATGCTGGAACTCCAGCGGGAGCCATGGATAGTGCTACTGGAATGGCATTGCAGAATGAGAATGCAATGACTCCAATCTTCTATAAGTCAGAGCAGTGGGATGATGAAGTTACTCATCCTCTAATAGACTTTATGTACGATTGGGAAATGCAGTACAATCCTAAGGATGAGATTAAGGGAACATTTGATATTGATGTTCGCAGCACCACAGCTCTTCTCAAGGGATTGATGGATCAGCAGAAGCTTGATCGTCTATTCCAAGAGATTGCTCAGGGCAGCCCCGTTGGTGAGTGGGTCAATCTAGATGAGCTAGTTGAGGCCCGCTTGGCTATTATGAAACTTCCATTTGCTAATATAGTAAAGAATCCACAGGAGGTACAGCAGGCTCGTGCTCAGAAGCCGCCTCCGCCCCCAGATCCAAATATGCTCAAAGCGCAGGCAATGCTACAACAGAACCAGCTTGATGGCCAGCGCATTGCTCTGGATGCTAATAAGCTACAGTGGGAGCAGCAGAAACATTCAGCAGATCTTCAAATGCAAGCCAGCATTCAGGCAGATACTAACTCTGCGAAGATTCATCAGCACGAGCTTGATGTTCAGAAGGCAGCTATCCAAGCTAAGAGCGCAATGATGAATGCTAATAATCAAGCAAGCGCTTCTCAGGGCCAGATTAATAGTAACTTACAGTCTACTATAATGGCTAACCAGACTAAGAAGCAAATAGCTGGGCTTAAGCACGTAGAGAGTCAGAATAAACTTATAGTTGAGCAGCAAAAGATTGCAGCTCAGCAACGAACAGCACAAGCTAAACAAGACCAGGAACTTCGGCAGATAAGATCCAATGCACTTCCTCGTCAAGAGAAATACGTAAATAGAAATCTAACCGAACATAATCCCAAACCAGTTAAATAATAATGGATAACTCGTTAGTAACATTTAGATCCGGAGATTGGAATTACGTAGTACAGATTTGTGAGGAGGCTTTAAAAATGCAAAGGTCTTTGCTAGAGAACCCAAATACCTCCTACAAAGAAAAGCTAATAGCTATAGGACATATAGCTAATGCTAAGAAGATATTAAACCTGCCGTCTATCGCACCGCAAAATAAAGGATAATTCGTGGACCCCGAAACTCAAGTAGCAACGCCGGACTCAATTCCCGCTAATCATATTGACATTGATTCACAAGAAACACAGAAGCTATTAGACGATGCTTTTAACTCTGCCAGAGGTAAGGATACTCCTTCAGTAGGAGTAGTATCAGAACCAAAGGAACCAGTAAAAGAAGCTCCTCAAGCAGCTACTAATGCAAGTACAGATGAGGATAGTGGAGCTAAGCAGGCCACCACTACACAAGCTAAAGCAGAAGATAAATCCCCAGATACTGGAACTACAGAAAGCAAGCAAGAACTTGTAGGTATTCCTGATTGGGCAAAAGATCTTCCACGAGAGGTCCAAGAGAAAGTTTTAAGTATTGCGCAGGAAGCACAATACCATCAGCAGCGCTGGCGTTCCGATATTGGTCGCCAAAGTGCTCTGCAAAACAAACTAACCGAAGCTAGGCGAGAGCTAGCTAGGTTAAGCTCTCAAGTAAGACAGCCGCAAGAAGATAGTGATCTTGCCGCAGCAACAAAAGGAGACCACTCCAAATCTTTGGAGGAATGGAATCAAATAATTGAAGCCGATCCAAATTTAGCAAAGGCCATAGATCTCCGTATTAAGGCAGAAGTAAGTCAAGCCAAGACCGAGATTGCACGGCAAGTAGATGCAAATATTGATCCGCTATATCGGCACCATGAACAGGCTTTTGTAGAAGAGCAAAATCGTATTCTACATGAGGTAGTACCTAACGTAGACCAAGTATTGCAAAGTCCAGTGTACAATTTCTGGATTAACAATAGGGCAGCTCCGGGTATTCGCCAACTAGCAACTACTTCAACAGATGCTTCTGATGCTATCAATGTGCTACGTATGTACGCACAGGAAGCTCCAAGTATCTTCAATGAAATGGTATCTAATGGTATGCTCCCAGCTCCACAGGTTTTACAGCAGAATCCATCTCAGACAGCCCAGCCTGCTCATCAGCAGACAGTATCTAATGATACGTCTGTAGCTGACAAAGTGGCTAAGAATCGTGAACAGAAAGTTCACGCGGCACCTGTAGTTCCAACTGCTCCCGTAACAGCACCAACTACATCAATGGCTACCACGCTTGCTAATAGTAAGCCGGGCCAGTCAATAGATTTAGATGATGAATACGTACAGAGGGCACTAGAGACTGCCTATAATCAGTATAAGCGAAAATAGCTTTAATTTTTTAACTAACTAAAGGAAAACTCACCAATGAGTACATTTGTCACTTATGGAGATGTTTCGCCTCGCGTTGGCATTGTTGCTGTTGCTAAGATGTTGGCTCGTGTTGAGCCAATCTTGATTCTTGAAAAGTTTGGCATGGTAACTCCCCTACCGCGTAATAAGGGTGAAACAATCAAATGGCGTCGTATCCGTCCGCTCGCTGTCTCCACAACTAACCTGACGGAAGGTGTAACCCCGGCTGCAAGCCAGCTAGCGTATGATGATATCACTACAGCTATTGGCCAGTTTGGCGGCTACATTCAGATTACGGATAAGATCCAAGATCTACATGAAGATCGTGTCCTTGATGATGCAATGACTGCTCTAGCAGATCAGGCTGCATCTACTAAGGAAATGATTATCTGGGGCGTTCTACGCGGAGGTACGCAGGTTCTCTATTCAAATGGAGCATCTCGTAGTTCTGTAAACACACCGCTTGATCTCGACTTGATCCGCACGGCAGTTCAGACCCTAAAGCGCAATCACGCGAAGAAGATTACTGAGCGCCTGAAGGCTAGCACTAACATCGCAACTGAACCTGTTAATAGCTCGTTCGTAGTTGTAGGTCACATTGATTTGGAACGTGACTTCCGTGAGTGCACATCCTTCGTACCAGTTGAGAAGTATGGCACGCTAAAGCCTCTGGATGAGGAATGGGAGATCGGTAAGGTCGAGGAAGCTCGCATTATCCTTAGCCCACAGCTATCTCCATTTATTGGCGCTGGTTCCAGCACCACGAATGGTATGATTGCATCCAATGGCTCTAACGTAGACGTTTATCCATTCGTAGTTCTAGCCAAGGAATGCTATGGCGTTGTCCCGCTTAAGGGCGCTTCTTCTGTCGAAATGGCAGTTAAGAATCCTAAGATGGGCGAGCCGGGCGATCCTCTTGGCCAGCGCGGTTTCGTTGCCTGGAAGATGTGGTATCAGGCAGTGCGCTTGAACGAACAGTGGATGGTTCGTTGTGAAGTGGCAGCTACTCAGCTCAGCTAATATAGGAGAACATGACAATGGCTAACACTTACAAATCTAACGTCTATCTAGAAAATGCAAACTATCGCCCTAGTGGTCAGAATGAACCTCAGGAACTAACTGCAACTATCCTAATCCCGGATGGCACTGCTCTTGCTAATGGAGACATTATCAAGCTTGCCAAAATCGGCGATGGTGTTGAGATCGTTAGTTACGAGCTAAATCTTGACCAGTTTGATTCCAATGCTACTGCTGCACTAAAGGCCAAGCTCGGTATTACCGCCAGCGATGCCTGCTTGCTAGCATCTACCATTGTTCAGACAAACACCTCTGGAGCTTTCTCTATCGCCGCTCTCGGCGGGGATAAGGCTACTAGTGGTGGGTTTGCAGTTAATCCCTTCCCCGTGCAGACTACTGCTCAGGATGTTATTCTGACTATCACTCAGAATGCAGGCACCAACTATGTTACTGGCGACCGCAAGGTAACGCTTCGCTTCAAGTATCAGTATGCCTATCCAGACCAGTACGTAACTGGGGTTACTGGGGTTTCTTCAAGCAATCTGCTAGGCACCAAGGTTACTTCACGCGCTGTAGCCTACACGTACAACAATCAAGCGCCGTAATCAATTGCTTCTTTGAAAAGAAGTGAAACCACAATCCGGAGTAGGGGTACGCAAGTGCCCCTACGATGGTGAAGGACACATAAATGGAAAAGACAGACTACATTAAAGATTTTGAGATTTCCCTTAACAAGTTAGAGATTGGGGAACTTCGTAAGAAAGCTTCCCAGCAGTTTGGTATTAAACTTACTAGGGAACATAAGAAAGAAGATATCATTCGAGATATCATTGCAGTTGTATCGAAGGCTAACTTTGCAGAGGCATCAGATGGCGACCTAAAGCCTGGCTATGCTCGCATTAAGCTAACTACAATTGCAGGAAAGGTAACATTCCCGGTATATCAGAATACCAATGGCTATTATTGCTTCATTCCCCCAGGCATTGAGGTGGATGTTCCTATCAAGGTGGTAGAGACTCTACGCCATGCTGAGGAGATGAAGAAGGTTCAAAATGAGTTTGGTGAATATGAAGACGTTATGCAGCCAAGCTACCCATTTGAACTAATTGCAACTAACAAGGGCCCTGATCCCAAGCCTGGCTATGAAGCCCAGCGGGATATGAAGTGGAAACCCTATCGAGAATTTTATGAGCAGAATGGATTTTGGCCGAGCGCTAAAGTGCTTGAACAGACCCGAGCTGCTGGCCTAAGCTTGGCTATGTTCAAGAATGTAATGACGCCCACGGAAGAGTAATCTATGGCAGCCACTACCACCTATCTACAGATTGTCAACAATGCCATCAACGAGAGCGGGGCCGATAGTGCTACGTTTGCAGAAGATGGTAGTGACTTTACTACTCGTACAGACAAGTACATGAATCTCTTCAAGACTTGGGCATCCAGGGCTTGGAGAGATATTCAGATTGAATGCTACGATTGGGAATTCATGCAAGAGCAGGGATTGTGCAATTTAGATCCTGGCATCATGTTTTACACTGACGGGGCGCCAGTAAGCGGCTTCGCCTCAGCATTAGCTAATACTACATTCGATATCTACGATCAGAACGGTACAGTAGCTATCCCTAGAGTAAGTGCTGGAAATTTCACTGACTTGACAGGGCAGTACACTTTAACCAGTCCGTTCGGATATTTCGACTTAACTGGATTCACCGCTACTAGTCCTCTCAATATAGCCCTTAAGCCGGGGGCAGAGTACTTTCAGCTAGTAACAGCTAGTTTTCCAGTCATTACTGGCTCTGTTACTGGCACTCTTCCTACCACTCCATTTAATGCTACTATATCTCCTAGTAATGCATTTTCTCCTGCTAATGTAGGTCCAGTAGTAGTTACTTCTTATAGTTCTGGCATTAGTACGGCAAGACTCACCTTACAGTTTCTAGTTCCAGTAGATGGAGTTACTATAGAAGCTGCTAATTCATTTACTATTACTGACTCTGCTACAGGAACTTGGGTAGCTAATTGTGGAGCACAGGAGATTCATGCTTCATCTAGTAGTATTAGTAAAGCCTTCATTCATAGCTGGAAATCCTTTGATTTTAATGAAGAGACACAAGTCGGAGATTTCCAAGAGGATATAGAAGAGATTAATCAGAAATCCTTTAGATCTATAGATTACTTACAGCCTCCTCCGGCAGGAGAAATCCCACTACCATTTATGCCATGGGAGACCTTCCGTAGTAGCTACGACATTTCTTCTGCCTATCCAGGAACTCCTAGATTAATCACAGAAGATGATACTGGTAGATATAGATTCTTCCCGGCCCTATACTATCCCTATAGTATCAAATTCGATTATAGTAGACGCCCCCAAATCCTAAGTGCCTTTGGTGATATCCCAAGAGGCATCAATGACGAGTTTACTGATTTAATTATGTGGCGTGCTATAAATGCGTATGGAGAGTATATGGAACAACCTTCATTAATTGCACGCTCTGAGCGGCATTACAAAGATATGCTCTCTAGGCTAGAGCAAAAGAATCGCGAAAAATTTCACTTCAAGCCAGCGAAGCTTTGGTAATATATTGATATATGGCCACTCAAAATCTATTAACTCCCGAAAGTGTTCAGCTTACTGGCGGTCTAGACTATATTAGCCCGAGGCCCTCGGTAGCACCTGGTAGTTTAATAGACTGTGTTAATTTTGAGGTATCCGATAGAATAGGATACAAGAGAATAGACGGTATAGAAATATTCGACGGCTCATGTTCATCGTCTTTGACTTATTCTTCTTTGTACTCGTTTAAAATAGATAATTCATCTACTGCTCTATCAGTGGTTCAAGCTGGAAATTTGGTTTACAAGCAGTATGATAGTCCTGAAAATTACTTCGCTGTAGTAACATCAGTAGAACCAATAGACTCTACTTATTGTACTGTTAATGTGGTTGTTACTGATCTAGTAACTTTTAGAAACATACTAAACAATGGTACTAACTTTCCTATATACATAGATGTGTTTTTGTACAATGTTCAGCAAGTAGAAGAGTATTCATTTGCTCATAGTTCTTTAGGACTAGCTTTAACTCCTACTGTAACTACTTTAGCTGATTCAGTGTCAAAGGCAGTTGCTGAGAATGCTAATATAGAAGCATCTAAGCAGAAATGCGTTACTAGAAATTACGTGAATTTAGGTGCAACTAATACCAATAAAGCTATTGGAATGCATTGGTATAATGAGCGCCTGTATACAGTAATAGATCTTGATTCCTTTGCTTTTTCTGATGGCAATTTTAAGATATTACCTAATGATTTGATAACCTTTTCTGGGGCTAGTGTCACTGTTAGGGATGTTAAACTATTTTCTGGCTCGTGGGATAATGGAGATGCTGCTGGGATTATTCTGTTTACCTTCGGGCCAGATGCCCCATACAATAGTAAGAATCGAGCATTAACACTAACCGCTGGCACTTCTATAGATTTAACTCGTGGTACAGTTTTAGTAAGTTCTGTTGCTTTAATAGCATCTAGATCTAATGCAGCAGAAGATTATAAGCCTTGGATGGCTAATCTTTCTTATGCTCTAAATCAACAAGATCTTGGAGCTAGTACTACCACTCCTATAAATTATATTCAAGGATATACAGATGTAGAAATGGGGTATGTTATTTCTTATAAAGATGGAACTTCTAATGGGCCACCATCTCCGGCAATAAGAAATGTTGCTCCGGCAGTTGGATCTAAGAGCTACACCGGAGCCTTATATCCTGGAAATGTTTCAACCACCAGTCCTTACGTTATAACTGATGATAGCATCTCATCTTTTCCCGGGCAAACCGCATTGCTATATCACGGCAATGGAGCAGTACAGTGTATTTCTGCTAGCGGGGATGGGAAGTACATATATCCAATCTCCCCGGGAAAAAGCACTCCAACACAACTGCCTTGCATTGTACAGGTATCTACCATACCCATGACTTTTAGCGGGTTTGATTTTAGCTCGCTTACCGAGGGCACACTAGTATCTGATATACAGGTTTCTTTAAGTTTCTTTGGCAATGCTAAAGCAGTGTCTGAAGCTAAGTACGCTTTCAAAGTTGACATAACAGTTGACGGAGTAAACTATTCCGCCATCAAGAAGACTGCCAATGTAACGTCTTCTTCCTCTGCGGCTCCTAATTCTGCTACGCTGGGAGGAGCTTCCGACGTGTGGACTGTTCCAGGATTAAATCTGAGAAATATAAGTGGTCTACAGGTACGGGTTTCTTCTAATTATCTTAGCAGTTCAAGCCCCCCAAATGCTTCCCTATTGTATTTGGATTCCTTATCCGTTTCTGTTGGGTATCAAAAGAACTATGGTACTTACTACTTCAACAATGGAACAGATGATGTTACTGGAGTAATTTCTAACGTATATCTAGATACGTCTAATGGAGGAGACTGGAGTACCAACAATGCGTCTGGTACTATACAGGTTACAAATGTTACTCCATATTACTTACCTGCCCCAACGGGGATAACTGCATCTACTTCTACTACTGGTGGTACGGGGCTATCTGCTGCTACTACTTACTATTATGTAATAAGCGCTATAGGAGCTACTGGAGAAACATTACCTTCCACTGAAGTGTCTATACTAACTGGAGCCGGAACTACTAATTCTAATGCTCTATCTTGGTCTGGCGTTACTGGTGCTGCATCTTATCGAGTTTATCGAGGAACTAGCGCTGGTAATGAGAACGTATATTATTCAACTACTTCAACTTCTTACACAGATACTGGAGCGGCTCCCACAGGATCTTCAATACCATCAAATTTTTCTACGGCTACTAATTCTGCGCGTACCCAGATAAATGCTGGAGATAAGATCTATTCTCTGCCTAATGCTGGTGGGATATTAATAGCAACTGTCTCTAGTGATATGACGTATGCTGGACTTCCTTCTAAAGCTTCTATAGATGCTGTATCTTCTCGGTATGAAATAATAGATGCTAATTTTTATGGGGCTGTTGAGTGGAGTGCTATGTATGGATGTAGTGGAGCAGGTAGGGCTTGGGCTTTTGACGGTACCTATTTTAGATACATATATACAGGGATAGCATCTTCTGTAGATACTCCTCGCCATGTAGCTTTCCATAATTTTCACTTACTTCTAGGATATTCTACTGGGGCAGTACTGAGTTCTGCCGCCGGAAGCCCTGAAAACTTTAGTGGCGTAGACGGAGCTGGGGAATTTGATACTGGGGATCCGGTGATTGGGATTTTGCGACTTAGCGGTACATCCCTAGGATTATTTTGTAAGAAATCTATCCACGCTTTAAATGGAACTGACAATTCTAACTTCTCTCTATCAATGCTAAGTCCCTATGATGGGGCTATAGAATACACAGTATTAGATTGTGGTAGGCCCGTGTGGACTAGCTGTAAAGGAATCTGTACATTAAACCAATCAGGAACAGTAAGTAACTTTTCTGACAGCAGACTAAGCTACGCTGTGATGCCTTGGTTATTGCCAAGAGTAACTAATACCCCAACGTACGTTCCGCAGAGTGGATCTGTAACTACTGCTGATAATGCCCCTCCTGGGGGAGTTTTATTTGCAATACCATCTAGGTACAAAAATCAGTATCGCCTAGCTTTTAGTGATGGATACTGGCTTACACTAACCTTTAATACTCTTACCAATAATCCTGAGTTTACTATTCAAAGATATTATACTAAGCGTGGGATTGTGTTTCAGAAAAACTGGACTCCACTAGCAGCTACTAGTTTTATAGACGCTACAGGAAAAGATAGGGCAGTAATGTCTATAGATTATTATAGAAATATAGTTCCGGGAGAGACTAGTTCTACCAATCAAGATTATATGTACGTGTGGGAATTGGACAGGGGGTGGGGGTTCAATTCTAATACTCCAGTACAGGCGTGGATAACTACTACGCACAATTTCTTTGATAACCCCTTCCAGATAATGACTGTGAGAAATGTTAGATTGCATGGACAGTCTCTAGGACTTGCGTCAGTTAATATGGCTATTAGTTCAGACTACTCTTCTGATGATTTCTCTTATGGAGATATACATGGAGAGTCAAGAACTAATTCCCCTCTTCAGGATATATCTCTTCCACGAGATGGTGGTAAAAACCCATTTGGGGAAAGGGCTGGAAGTTATGTAGCCGAGACTAATATAGCCTCTGCTGGAAAAACAGGTAGAAGCTTTTCTATGCAATTATCTACTGACCCAAGTTCAATAGAACCTCCCTGCGTGTTACAACAATTAATGTTCCAGTTAAGTTCTGGAAAAGCGGATATAAAATAATATGGCTACTACCACTAACAACTATGGTAATCCTGGAGCTAGCGGATACGCTAATACTTCAGCCTATCAAGGCGGCTACACAGACCCCCCCGCTGGTGGGGGCGGATATAGTTCTTCCGGGTCGTACTCCGCTGGCACACAGCCGGGTGGAAACAATTATCCGGATGGAATCTATGGCCCCGGAAAAGATGGATCTGGTACTGCACTTGGCACCCTAACCCCTAATGAACTTACTAGTTACAATCTTCAGGGGTTACTAGCTGGTAATAGCCCGTACATAACCCAAGCCAGAACACAAGCTACCCAGATGGCTAATTCTAGGGGCTTGCTAAACAGCAGTATAGCAGCAGGTAATGCCCAAGCTGCTGCTATTCAGGCAGCTCTTCCAATAGCATCTCAGGATGCGCAGGCATCTTATGGGTTGCAGCAGACTAATCTAGACAATCTAGCAAAAGCTAAATTGGCTGGTATTGCTGCTAGTGGAGAGCGGGTCGCAGCTATGGCCTCTCAGAATGCTATGGTTAAGACTGCCGAGATTAATAACCAGGGAGAATTACAACGATTGATGGATCAGTTGGGATACTCTGGTGAGCAGGCGCAGCTTAATTATCAGCGCCAGTTAGGACTATCTCAGCAAGGATTCTATAATGAATCTTCTCTTAGTCAACAGAATTTCTTACAGAACTACGCCGCAAGTTCTGGGCTGAGTGCTCAGAACTATCAACAAAACTTAGGATTAGATAGGTTTAATCTAGGCAGCACCTTGCTAAGTGGTATGCAAAACTTTGCGTACAGCGCGGGATTAAATGCCATGAATAATCCAGCTATCATGGGAGACCCACAATCCTTTGGCGGATATATGCAATTCATATCAAATGTATTTGGTGGCAATGGCATGATAGACAATATATTCAACAGTCTATTTGGCCAGTACAATCCTACTTCACAACCACAGCGAGTAGGAGGCTAATCAATGGCTACTAATGACTCTATGATTAACTCTTCGTGGAATGCTGGAGATGGGTATTCTTATCCATCGTACCTAAGCGGATACGATTATTCTAATCAAGACTATACTGTCCCACTATTTGGGTCTGATCCCTCAATTAATAGTACCCTAATAGAAACTCCCACTATACAAAGCCCGTCTATAGATTCTAGCTCATTTTCCCAACAAGGCTTAATAGTTCCAACTACCCAGCAGATGGTTAATTCGGGGGATATATCCTTAATAGGTGACTACACTGGCGGGAGTAATGTAGCTGGCGCTATAGGCAGTGGAGTATCTGCTATCTCTAATGCCTACAATGGCGCTAGTACAGATACTACTGGCAGTGTTTTGAGTGGCGCTGCTTCTGGCGCAGCAGCCGGGGCCTATTTTGGCCCGATAGGAATGGCTGCTGGGGCTATCATTGGGGGTATTGTTGGCTTCTTTGGTTCTAAGTCCAAGAAGAAAGCAGAGAAGAAAGCTTACCAGCAGCAGCTAGAAGTGGCGGTAGCTCCTCAGCGCCAAGCACAGGCCAACTGGCTACAACAGCAAGGGCTATTACAGCAAGGCATCAGTAACTATAAATCAGCATTTACCCCGGGGGGATACCAGTATAGTAATGCTCTCTTAGGGGGCCCTACTAATAAGTCTTATGGAATACCAACTAAAGGGCCATCCCTTCCAAACTTTAATCAGGCTCCCCCCGATATTGTTGGCGGCAGCCCCGACAAGTCTCTGGGTATTACTGGAAATAATGTTCCAAATAATGGAGTAAACCTAAACCCGGGCCCAATACAGATGCCTCAGCAGCAAGGCGCGTACACTGGTAATGCTTCTAATCCCTACTACGGATTTAGTCAGCCTGCTCCGGTCCAAGCACCAATAGCCCCGGGATTTGTTAGTGATAAGGGACAGCAACAGAGCAACATAAGTAATTACCAGCAGCAGTATCAGAAGTACGTACAGCAACAGCAGCAGCAAATGGCAGCAGCGTCTATGCAAGCATATCAACCATATTTTGCCTCGCAGCCTGGATACACTAATGGAGTATATGCGTAATGGCCACCAAGAATAAATCAGCAGCCAAGCGTAAATTAAAGCCTGCTGGAGATAAATCTATTACTACTGATATTCAGATAGCAGCAGGAATGGCTTGTGTAGTCCTTCTATCTCAGCAGGGCATACAGTCTATGGCTCAGATACTACAGGGAGCTAACGACCCAGCAGCCGCCGTTGCTCACGCAATATTCATGGCGCTATCCAAGGTAAGGGAAGCTCTTACTAAACGCAAGATGCAAGTAGACCCTCGTATTTGGATTATGGGGGGAGGAGTACTAGATCGAGTTATCTTTGAGGTAATGCTAGTTCTAGCTATGGTAATTAAATTTAAACCGGCAGCAGATTCTCAGTTTGTACATCAGGTTAAGAGCAATGTTCTAGATCTTATGCAAGATGATGAAGATAACTCTGAGTCTATAAAAGTGTTGCACGATAAGGGACTTCCTGTTCCAAAGGGTCCGCCACAGGATCAAGATCAGGATCAAGACCAAGATACCCCGCAAGTTCAGCAAGGGCTGGCAGCTCCTCAAGGACAGCCACAGCAACAAGCTCCACAAGGAGCACCACAAATGATGGGAGCACAGTAACATGGCCGAGCCCTGGGATGCACTACTAAATACAACTCCGCAGTCAGCGTCATACAATCCTATTCCCAATCCAGAAATGGATCAGCTTATGGGTTTTAATGCTCAAGAAGGAGATGATGCTACTACTAGATTCTTTAAGGGATTTCAATCTGCACAGTTCCGCAATAGCCCTCAAGGGCAGCAGCTTACTATGGAGATGGCTAAAAACAAACTAGCCATGCAGTTGCAAGCTCAACTGTACCAGCAGAAGTTGGAGCTGGAGAAACAGTTTCCAGACTATAAAGCTGTTCCAACCCCTTATGGGGCTATAATGATTAATCCGCATAATCCCTCTGATACCAGTACTATTGAAAGTACCCCAGGAGCTTTGCCCGCCTATCAGTCCAAGATGGCAGCAGAAAAGGCTCAGAGCGATTATCAGGCGTCTCCGGAAGGAGTGCAGTCCATGAAGGATGCTGCACAGGCTAAGATCAACTTGGAGAAAGCACAGGCCGGTTACATGAACTCGCGCCCAGAACTTATGCGGACTCAGATGGAGCTTAACGAGGCTAAAGCTCAACTAGCAGCTCAGGGCAAACCTGAAAACTATACAGAGGCTAGGAATAGGGCTATCTCTGACGTGTTAGGAATCTATGTAAATGATCCAACTATGCAGTCTGGTTTAATTTTGGACGCCTTTAGAAAAGATCCAAAATTACAACAGAAGGTGCGAGATCGCATAGACTATTATATGCAAGCTAAAAATCCCCAGTCTAGCGATGTGCAGCCACAAGTAGCTCCAGACCTTTCTGGTCTATTGGATACTAGCAATCTAGGTCAATAATGGCAACAGATTACTCTCAATACAATTGGGATAGTGGTGGTATGGGCCCAGACGAATTGGATGGGTTCAGGGATAACATCATCAATACTTTCTTACAGAAGGCTAGCTCTGTTATAAATGCAGAGCAAGATCCGGCTAAGAAGGCGAAAATGGAGGCTGCCCTAGAGAATAGGGTAAATGCTATTAGTGGTGCTTTTGACAAGTATGGTCCTACTGCCTTTGACCCAAACCTATCTAGCAAGAACCAGCATCCAGAAGATTCCTCTCTAGATGTTCCTAACTATATACCCAGTAATTTTACTGGGGATCTTCCATTTTCTCCATATGACCCTAATAAGCTACAGGCTAAGGCAGATCAGGGGCTACAAGACACACTAAATCAAGATGGTAACAAGGGGTTACTAGCAATCTTGAATGCTGGTGTAGCTCCGGTACTTGGAGACAATGCTTTTGGAGTTACTCCCTCTAGATGGGATTCTTTGAGCCCGCAAGAAAAGTACTTCATGTACGAGAGTGGCGCTGCACCAGATATTGCAGCACCGCCAAATAAAGGATTACTAGCCAATGCGGCTAGTGCTTTCTTATCCAGCGCGGATACTGCCGGATCGGTCGGGCTTCGTACTACGGCTGCTTTAGCAGCAGCTATAGCTAAGTCCCAGAATCCAGGTAATCCTTATTACGCTCAGGAAGTGGATCAGAGTAGTGATACACTCCAGCAGCAGGCCGACTATCTTCAAGAGCAAGCCAAAGTCCAAGGAAAGCAGATCGCTGGGTCAGATATAGGATCGCAGGCTGGTGAATTTCTAGGAGGCGCTGCTGGTGGCTTAGCTACTGGTGGTGTTGGTATGTTTGCACCGTCCTTTGAGAATGTGGCCAATGGAGCCAATCCTTACACCGAAGCTGCTAAAACCGCAGTAACTACTGCTCCTGAGTACGCTGCTACCCTAGGTCTAAATGCCTTTAAGGGGGGCTTGCTGACTAGAATGGCTAAAGCAGTTCCCTCTGCTGTGGGAATTAATGTGGCAGGAGCAGCAGCAGAGAATGCTCTAGGTGTGAGCAATAGAGATCCGTTCAGCCTGAGCGATAACGCCGCCGCAGCAGGTCTTGGTGCCTTTGCTGCTTTGACCGGAGGGGGTACGGCTAGGCATATAGAAGATACTGTAGTACCTCCAAAGGGTAATGTAGATCCAGACATTAATGCTGGAATTCAGGCAGGTAAGCAGGCCACCGAACAGTCTAATCCTGGCCTGTACTCTAACAACGAAGCAGTATCTCTATATTCTGGTAAGCCTGAAAATGTTCCTACACCAGAAACTACAATTCCTTATCCTACTTGGAAAGATTTGAATACTCCAAAAGCTTCTGAAATTAATGTAGATACTACATCTGATATTCTAAAGAATAGGGACATAGATCAGGCTTGGCAACAGAAAGCAGCAGATGAAGCGGCTGTTAAAAATCTCATTCCGGACATTCTAGATGAACTGAGCCCAAAGGCTCCAGTAGAGGAAACCCTTCCTACTGTTTCAGATCTAGCCTCTAAGGAGCCAGTACCAACCAACAATGCTTTTGCCAGCAATCCAGAGCTAAAGAGCTTGTATGATGATCTTACTTTGCAGCGCGCCAAAGAGCAGGCAGCTATGCCAGAAGATCCTAATGTAGAACTTACTACTAATAAAGATCCAATAGATAGTAAGCCTCGTACGATGTTCAAGTACAAGGGAAAACCACAGCCCTCAGAAGAGCTAAACTTTACTGGAGAGCCTGGTACTTCTTCTCAAGAAGCTCAGGTAGCGCCAAAGGCAGCTCTTCCACTAGAAGAGCAATCAAGGAATGATCTTCTCTCTAGCTTAGATGAAAAGCTAAAAAGCGTTGAACCAGCAGAATCTCCAGCTCCCTATACTCCTACTGATTATCAAGGGATAAAGAATCTTCCCTCTTCTGTTACTTCTAAATTAGCAGATGGTACCCTATCGGCGGATCATATAATTGATGCGTTTGCCAACAACGATGGCAATAGACTATCCTCGTATCCCGCATTTCAGGAGTTGGCTAAGGGAGCACAGAAGGTTCGAGATACTCTAGGAGGAGGAGATGCTAAGGTAGAGATCATTCCACAAGATCCAGCTTCTAGAACACCAGCGCAGCAGGCTTGGGTAGATTCCTACAATCAAAGAGCGCAAGCAAAGGGCAACGATACCTTTGATAAAGTTGGCGGTATCTACTCTGAAGCAGACCATACCATTAAGATCAATGGCATAAACAATGCCACTCCTGATACTCTGCTACATGAGGCCGTTCATCCCCTTACTAATGCTGCTCTTGAGGCGGGCAGAATGGGTAAGCTTACTGGGGATCGTTTACAAGGCTATAAGAATCTACAGAATATCTTTGAAGCCTTGAAGCCAGAGATATCCGAGCAAGTAGCGGATGTGGCAAGATCCGTTGGAAAGAGCGGGGGCGATTCTCTTAAGGTATTAAATGTTACCAACAAGTTAGGGTATGGCCTAAAGAATCTGCACGAACTAGCATCCGAGATGCACAGCAATACGGCTTTTGTTAACAATCTAAAGAGAATAGACCCCGAGACTTTGCTAGCTAAAGCAAAAGGAACTGCTCGCTGGCTGCCATTGAGAATGGCTTTAGCTAAGGCTCGCAATGGGTACGAGGCAGTTAGCAGTGCCATAAAGAAGCTTCTAGGCCTAGGTCCAAAAGCAGCCAATGCGTATGATATGCTGCAAGGGCACTTCCACGGCTTTGTAGAATCATTCAAGAATGCTCCAGCTAATGAAACTCCAGAAGCGATTAGATCGGCTAGACGCGCTGCTGTAGAGAAGCATTTAGCTCAGGCTAAAGAAAGTGCTGCTCAAAGTAGCGAGCCCTTCTCTGGAAAGAATAACCCATTAAAGTACGATAAGAATTCCCCATCTAAGTTTGATATGCTTCGCAATCTATTCTTGGGGGAGAGATCTTCTGAGTATGGAAAAGTAGTATCTACTGCTAAAGAAAGATACTCTGGGGCTGTACAGGAAAGTCTGCGCACTTCTCATCAGCTAAGCAGCAAACTAAAGGATGCCATGAAGGCCGATGGCATGAATGCATCCGACTCCTCTACTGTACTCGATTACATCCACAATATTCACAGCAAAGACCCGCAGACGGCCGCAGAGGCCGCTCACATCTTGGACAGCTACCCAAAGGTAAAAGCTCTAGTTACAGATACTATTCTTCCAAAGCTACGTAGCAACGAGCTTGGGATAGTAAAGTCTATTAGAGCAATGGATAATCCTACTAAGGCAGACTTGCTACTTGCGCACACCATCTTGGATAATCCAGGATATACTATGCGCGAGTACAACAGTGATTCCTTTAGCAAGAATCTACTAGCCACTGGTCTAGACGCAATAAAGAAAGGCGAAGGGGCTAAGCTAACTCCTGAACAAGAGAAAGCTAAGACAATAACCAATAATGCCCTAGACTACATTAATAAGAATGTTCTTCCTAATGAGAGTATGTCTAGAAAGAATCTTAATGGACTACGCTCTCAAGCTAAGTACTTAGGATTGGATACTGTAAAGACCCTCACCGGAATAAAGACTTCAGCTAGAAAGAAAGCTGCTTTAATAAAAGCTATCAATGATGCAGTACAAG